CAATAGCGGGCTGGCGCTACGGCGGCCAAGAGGAGATTGTCATTGAAGGAGAAACCGGATACCTTGCCTAATACGTCGACTACGACGGGCTGGCGGCGGCGGTGCGACGTTGCCTGCGAGAACGCGAGCGCCTTAGCCGCAACGCTACCGAAGACGTGGCCGCGCGATGGGGATGGAAAGGGCGTATCCAGGATTATGCCGCGCTTTTCACCCAGGTCTATCAGGCGAGCGTTGAGGACAGGCCGAAGGTGAGCGTAATAGTCACGTGTCACAACCTTGCGCGCTACCTGCCGGCAGCCCTCGATAGCGTGATGGCGCAGACGCTGACCGATTATGAATGCGTGCTAGTAGATGACCAGAGCACAGACGACACCGCCGAGGTCGCTGCCCGCTACCCGAAGGTGCAGTATCTCAAGACGCCTTCTAATCTCAAGCTATCAGGAGCGCGCAACTATGGATGGCAGCACGCACGCGGCAAGTACATCCTGTTCCTTGATGCAGATGACATGCTTACGCCGAACGCGCTTGATACGCTGTCGTACCAGCTCGACCAACACACAAGTATCCACATTGCCTTCGGGCATCTCGACACGATGGACGATCAGGGCGGCAACGTGCAGCGCAACCCGTGGCCTGGTGACACCTTCGACTGGCACGCGCAAATAGCGCACCTGAACCAGTTGCCCTACGCCGCGATGGTCAGGCGCGAGGTGTTCGAGCGCTCGGGCGGGTACCGGGTGCGCGACTGGCGGGCGGAAGACGCGGCGCTCTGGTCACGTGTGACATCCTTCGGCTTCCGGGCTGCGAAAGTGACTGACCAATCGACACTGCTCTACCGGCTGCGGTCTGACAGCAAGAGCCGAGGTGAAGACGGCGACGGCGATTGGACAGCATGGCTCCCGTGGCGCTTAGCGGGCGACCCGCACGAGGGCTTGCAAGCCAAGCGCGACGGACGCCAGCCGAACCCGGTGCTCGTTCCGTTCGGCGCGCAGGGTCAGCCCGCGCCGCCCTTGAAGATGTGGCCTGTCCATCACCATCAGCACCCGCTGATCTCGGTCATTATCCCGGTCGGGCCAGGCCATGAGCAGACGCTGATCGACGCGCTCGATAGTGTGCAGGCGCAGACGACGCCGTTCTGGGAAGTGATCGTGGTGAACGATACGCGGAAGATTGATACAACAGCGCACCCGTGGGCGCGGGTCGTGTCCACGCTCAAGCGCGAGTCGGGCGCAGGCGCGGCCCGGAACAAGGGACTAGAGATAGCCCGCGCGCCGCTGGTGCTGTTCCTCGACGCCGACGACGTGATTGTGCCGCGCGCCCTGGAAGCGATGACCCGCGCCTACGTTGCAAGCGGTGGCAAGTACGTGTACAGCGACTGGCTGACCCTGGTGGATGAGACGCGCATTGACGGTGACATGGAGGTCAGGGAGGTCGAGGACTACGACCAGCGCAAGATGCTCCACGGCCTGCGCCACGCCGTCACCGCGCTTATCCCCACCGAATGGGTGCGGGCGGTGGGCGGGTTCGACGGCAACCTGCCGGGCTTCGAGGACTGGGACTTGTATTGCAAGATGGCGATAGCCGGCTACTGCGGCGTGCGGCATCCGCACCCGCTCTTGGTCTACCGCCGAGCGCACGGCACGCGCACCCGCGCGCTGCTCAAGCCGCGCGAGAAGGGCGAAGAGAACACGCCCGCGTACACGGCGCTAGGCGAGCAGACCGCGAGCGCGCTGTATGACCGCTACGCGGCCTACCTATCAGGAGAGGAGAAAGTCATGGGATGTTGCGGAGGCAATAACTCAACGGTTATCGATGCGCAGGGCGCGCTTGACCAGCTCCTGGGCGCGCAAACGGGCGGCATGCTGATGGCCAGCATACCGGAGGGTGCGAGTAGCGTGCGGATGGAGTTCATTGGCGGGTCGTGGGGCGAGCAGACCTATGTGGGGCGCGTCTCGGGGCGGGTATACCGCGCCGGTCGTGACCCGGTCGCGCGCTTCCACGACGTTGATCCGCGCGATGTGGAGCATCTGGTGAGCATGGAACTGTTTCGCGTCGTGCCGCCGGAACTGCTGTTCCAGGCCGCGCAGACACCGGACAGCCCGATCATGGAGCTGGCGGCACAGGCGCAGACCGGACCACGAGGCAAGAAGCGATGACCTGGCTGGTTGCCACGCTCGCGGCCTTCGCGGTCTACCGCGCGGCGCGCATGATCGCGGAAGAGGACGGGCCGGGGTTCGTGTTCAAGAAGATCAGGGCGGCGCATACGAACGACAAGCGCGCGTTTGATGTGGGGATCAGGTGCTTCTATTGCCTGAGTTTTTGGGCGGCGCTACCCGTGACGGTGCTGCTGTGCGTGGTTGGTGATTGGCCGATCTGGTTGTGGCCGATCTGGTGGTTTGGCCTCGCGGGCGCGGCGGCGAAGCTGTACGAGTATTGGAAGCGGTCATGATCAAGAGACGTGAAAACGAAACCAGGCGACATTCTCTTTTAGCCGGGTTTGGAGCCGATAACCTGGGCGCGACACCCTGCCCCACACTGCTGTGCGTGCTCGTCGCGCCTCGGTCACGGAAGGGAACTCTACCGATACCCACTCGCTGGTTACACCGTCTGGAAGAAATGGCACGTCATCAAGTGCCGCAAGTATCTCATGATACATCGATTGCACACGAAAATATGGTGATCCGCCAACCTGTATTTTCATATCCGGCATTGTGTTTTCTTTCTACTCATTTTATAGCGCAGTTTAGCATATATCGTGGTGGCTGTCTATGATACTCACTCGCACACCCTTGCGCATCTCGTTCGTCGGCGGCGGCAGCGACCGCCCCAGCTTCTACATGGAGGAGCCGGGCGCGTGCGTGGCGGCGGCAATCGATAAGTTCGTTTGGGTAGCGGTCAATCCGAAGTACGACGGCAGTATTCGCGCGGCGTATTCTGTGACAGAAAATGTCACAACGCTTGACCATCTTGAGCATGAATTGATTAGAGAGGCGCTGAAGCTCACAGGACGGCTGCACAGCATCGAAGTACACAGCATTGCAGACATACCAGGGGGGACGGGTCTAGGTAGCTCTAGCGCCTTTACAGTGGGATTGTTGAGCGCACTCCGTCTAACTCACGTCACAGAGCGACTTGCGCAAGCGGCGTGTCACGTCGAGATTGATTTGTGCAAGAAGCCCATCGGCAAGCAGGATCAGTACACCGCAGCCTACGGCGGCGTGAACCTGCTCGGCTTCAAGGCGGATGGCGTGACGGTCAAGCCAATCGCCTGTGACGTGGATGCGCTCTCCGCCCACTGCCTGCTGCTTGATACGGGGCTTGCGCGCACGGGCGACGCGGGCGCGGTGCTGGCCAGCCAAGCGCACGACCGCGACGACGTGCGCGCGCTCGCGAGAACGGCGATCGAGTTTGCGGATCGGCTGCACGCGAATGACCTGCGAATATGCGGGCAACTGATGGATTACGCCTGGATGATTAAGCGCGAGTACGTGACCACGGATCGGCTCGATAGCTGGTACAGCGTGGCTACCAGTTACGGCGCGTGGGGCGGCAAGCTCTGCGGCGCGGGCGGCGGCGGCTTCCTGCTGTTCTTAGCACCGCCGGAGACGCACGCCGCGATTACGCAGGCGCTGCAACTACGGCATGTTCCTATCACGGTCGGGGTAGCAGGATCGGAGGTCGTATGGCCGGTGCATTAGGTTTGGTTCTAACGGGCAACACGGTGACGATGGAAGGCAGTCACGCCATACCCGTGTATGTCGATAACAGCCTTCCCATCGTCGGGCCGTCGCGTGCGTGCGTGGTCATCACGAACGAAGTACCGCTGGCGGGCGGGCCGCCCTTAGCGGTGCGGCTTGCGCCGGCTGGGACGCCTGCGATCGGGCCGGCCATCCCGGTGTACGTGATCAGTGGGAGCTTGTCCGCAAGTGGAGGGAGTTTTGAAGCAATGCTTGATAGCTTTAGCGATGCGCGATCGACTGGGACGGTGATCGGATCAACTGCGCCGAGCGGCGTCCTTCGTGGCGGCGCGGATACTGAGTCGAAGTTGTCGATCGATCATGACAAGCTCCGGATCGCGCCCATGACGGTGGCGGGGTGGAACCGTGAAGGTGTGAGCTACCCATCGTACACCCGCGTAAACGGCCTGACGCTGATTGTGCGGATTATCGATGGCGACGTGCAGACGAACGACGGCACCGCGCAGCATCTTGCGGTGGGATGGTTTACGAGCGCGAATCCGGCGAACGCATTGACCAACGGCAACGCGATCGTGGTTGCCGACAATGGTGTGAACGGCGGACAGATTCAGCGTAACGGCTCGGCGCAGATAGGGCTAATCAGTGCCTATAAGATGCTGGAGCAGTACATCATTATCGTGGCGCGTGTAACCGGCGTCGCGTACTACCTGGCCAGCGTTGCCGGCGCGACAGAGCAGCCCGACTTTCCGCTGATGCGCCCGATTGGAATTGACACCACGGTCACGACCACGCCGATCTTCCCCGGCGTATGGCAGCGCGCACTGACCGCAGGCGCGGCCAATAACACGCGCGTGCATGCGCTTGATGTCGTGCAGGTAGCGGCGTGGGCGAATTGGTACGGCACGGCGCACGCGGCTGATACGCTGATTACGGGCACTGGCACGATTGTGGGGCGCACTGCCGACGGTATCGGCGGCGGGTGGACGGTGCTGGCGGGCGGGTTCACGATCACCACCGGCAGCGGCATGACCGGCACGATCGCGGGTGCGAACCTCGCGCAGCTCAGTCCCGGCGTGACGAGCGGGCTGATCAAGTCCACGTTTGTGACCGGCGGCACGGTAGCAGAGTACGGCATCGCGTTCCGGATTGTGGACGCGAGTAACTATTGGCTGTTCTTCTCCAACGGCACAGCGATCACCTTGCGGCGTGTTATCGCAGGCGCTGAGGTATCCATACAGTCTACCGGCGCGGCGCACTTCAATGCCAACAGCACGCACGTGTTGCAAGTGATTGACGACGGCACCCGCATTCGCACCTACTTGGATCAAGCCGAGTGGCCGAGCGTCGGCGGCACATCCGACACCACGCATGCGGCCGGCACGGGCGTGGGCTATCGGCAGTGGCAGAACACCGCCAGCAATTATGCGAAGGACTTTGAGGCGCACCCGCGCACCATCACGATCCCGTCGCCACTGTCGCTGGTCGGCGCACCGTACGAGACGCTCGGCGCGACCACGGTGGCGACCGAGACGTTCGCGGGCGGCGCGGCGGATCTGGTCGGCCTGACCACGACGACGGGCGGCCTAACCTGGGCGCGCACGTTCGGCACCAAGACGGTCTCGCGCGATGGCGCGGGCAACGGCTCGGTCGGCGCGGCCGGCACGTCGTCCGGCTACACGGTGCCGTGGTCAAGCACGGCGTTCGCGGATCTGTCGCTTGACGTGACACCGCCGGGCGCGAGCTACGGCAGCGGTAACAACAGTCACACGGGCGTGCTCATGTACCAGGATGCTAATACCTGGCTTGCAACGTATCCGCGCGTGAATGATGACCAGCCGACCGCCGCCGAGATTGAGGTCGCGTACACGGTCGGCGGCGTGACCACCGTGGTCAAGCGGGTGAACTTCGGAACGGTCATCAATCACGGGGTAACGACAACCATACGGATGACCTGTGACGGGGATAACGTGATCATCTATCGTGGCACCGAGGCGGCGATCTGCTTCGCCATCACGGATCTCTCGGCATCCTACACGGCGCTGACCATCAATCGCGTCGGCACGTACCAGACCGCGCAGGACACCGGATCGACCCTCGACAACTTTGTTGCTAAATCAGCCTGATCGAGCAAGCATATGACAGCATCAAAACTCTTCCTCGTTATACTCCTCCTCCCGCTGTTAATGGTCAACAGCGCAGCGGGCGACGTGACGATCCCGCTCTGTAGCCAGGCTGTCCACGACGGCTACCCGTGGCGGAAGGTCGGGCCGGATGGCGTCATGTACGTGTCCTGGCATCCGCAGATTGACCGGAGCGGGTGCCGCTTCGACCACGAGCACGGCAGCGATCCCGATCTGTTTGTGCCGGGCTATCAGCCGCTGTTCGGCTACACCGCCGCAAAGCACGGCATGGCGGAAGGGAACGCCGGGTTCAAGAACTACGCCTTCGAGGATGCCGGGAACCGCTGGCTGATCACGCATCACTTTGGCACGGCGAACGCGATGGCCGCCGCCTGCGCGCGGTTCCATACCGTGGATGTCGCGGTCGCGCGCAATGGGGTGATCCTTGCGAACATCCACCTGATGGGCGACTTCGGCCCGGCGCGCGACAATCAGACACAAGCCTACCTGACACCGGCAGCGTGTCCAAATCAAGGGCCACAAGCGGCCGGATCGAGCGGCGTGCGGCAGATCCCGGTCATGGATCACGGCAATATTGGGTACGAGCCGTGGCGTATGGACAACCGGCCGCTCCTGTTTGGCTTCTCCAGCCAGGGGCTGACATTCAATACGCCGACCGCGCAGACCGCGTGCGACACGCTCGACTGTACTGCAAACATTGCGCGCACGGATGGCGGCGGGCCGGCGCGTGGCGCGTGGCGCTTTCTGACCAATAACAATAGTGGCGTGCACATCTGGGCAACCGCAACCTATAGCGGCACGTTCTACACCGATCCGATGGGCATGGCTTCTCGCGCGGCGAACGCGCCCGACGCGGTGCAGCAGTACATTGCGCCGGGCACGGATGTCACCTTCACGACGCGGGCGGACTGCTGGCCGTATAACGCGGGCGGCTATTGGTACGACTGCTCGAGTGGACCGCACGAGGAGATGGTTTTCAAATTCAACCCGCTCATTACGGGAGCGAACTAAACAGCAGCCAGGCCAGCGCTAAGCCAGCGGCGATGGTCAGACAGGCGAGGCCGGCAAAGATAAGCACGCGAACGATCATAAGGCCAGTATAGCATGACCAATCTACTACCGCTCGAAACATGGCGCAACATTATGGGGTATCACCCCTATCACTTCTGGCAGCTCATGAATAGCGCCATCCCGCTCAACGGCTGCGATGACATGGTGCGCTCCTATCCGTGGCGCTCGGCGGACATGGCCAGCCGGCAGGATGTGCGCTTTGCGATCGAGAGCGCGGAGAACATCCTGACGCAGTACCTGAACTATTCGCCCGCGCCGCGCTACGTGGAGCAGACCTATCAATGGCCGGCTATGTTCGACGGCTCAGAGCGCTGGGGCGCGGCGGGAAGCGATTGGCGCTGGCTGACGATCCAGACCGACGAAGGCTACATCCAGGCGGCGGGCGTAGAGCAGTTGACGCTGCTCGGCACGCCAATTGTGGCGTACACCGACCCGGACGGCGACGGATTGGACGATACGTGGACGATTACGCAAGCGACCTCGATCACGGACACGTCACAGATCGCGGTGTACTTTGCGGCTGCCGACCGGCTGAACAGCGCGGCGGCGGGCGATCAGTGGCGCATTCTGCCAATAACGATCACCATCAGCGGCGGCGTCGCGACGATACGCGGCAGAACCTGGCAACTCGTCAAGCCCATCCTGTATGAAGGCTTTGTAAGCGACGCGCTCGACCCTGACCCCACGCCGATTACAACCACGTTTGTGACGACGCTGGATGTGTATCAGCGCACCACGAACGGCAACGGCTTGACCATTCTCGACAGCCAGGGCGTAATCACCTGGGAGACGCGCCCGTCGCATGGCTGGTGGTGCTGTTGCACCGGCTGCTCAAGCACGAGCACCGCGTACGGGGGTAGTCCGTTTGACCCGGCAGCGGTGGCGCAGGCGGTGGCGCGGGTGGGCATTCGCGACAAGCGGCACGGCCTGCTGACCCCCGCCGATGCAAGCTACGACAGCACGACCGGCATCTGGTCAAGTCTTGATTGGACGGTCTGCGCACAGCCGGATCGGGTCACGCTGCGCTACCTGGCCGGCTTCCCGCTGGCCGCCGACGGCATTATGGCCGAGCCGTACCGCACCGTGGTCGCACGGCTGGCAGCAGCGGAGTTAGGGCGCACGATCTGCGGGTGCGACTACGCGAATCGGGAGTTATACCGATGGCAATTTGACATCTCGCAAACCGCAAGGGGCGACGAGTTGTTCGGGATAAGCCCAGAGAATCTCAACAATCCCTTGGGGACACGCCGGGGCCATGTGCAGGCGTGGCGCTTCATTCAAGACCAGCAACAGTTGACAGGAATACTGGCATGAGATCAATCAACGTGCGCCCAGGAATAGCGACCCGTGATCTTCTTGACACTCGATTGGCTGATGCCAAACATTCGAGCAACAGCCATACGCGATACGCCTATGGCACGCAAGCGGCGGATTTCACGAACGTCGTTTTCAGTCAGCTTTGCGTTGCCATGCTGCTCACCTTTCAAGGCGTTTTCGGGATGCTGCTGAAATGCGGCACGCTGCTTTGTGGTCATGTCTGCCATGTTGTCATCATGGGTTCCCAAGAACAAATGATCGGGCCGAACGCACGCATGAACATCACAGCGGTGCAATACCCAAAGATTATCAGGGATCGCGCCGTAGTGGATCAGCCACGATGCGCGATGCGCTCCCATGACATGACCCTGGTACGAAAACTTGCCGTAACCATTCGACGGATCGGGGTCTTTCCAAAGCCAGCATGTGCCGGTTTTGTTAACCTTTTTCCAGAAGCGTGGTTCTGGGTCTTTCATAATACGAGAGTGCCGGCAATCGGGGGTGTGGTTACGGGGCGGTTGGCCGCAACGTTTGCAGCGCTTTGTGATAGAATCATCCATGTCGGTAGCGTCCTTCGTAGCTATCGGCCATGCCTCCGGCTGTTGGCGCAGCGCGGGGGCTTCGTGTTGCCTACATTATAGCACAAGTTTAGGGCATTAGATAGCCCTAAACACAGAGAGGAAACTACAATGCCAAAGCCAGGCGCAGATTTAGTCGTCACCCAGAAGCATCGTCGCGCGTTCAGTCATCGCGGCGGCCCGTCGCCCGTGAATACCACGCGCTATGCGGGCGCGGATGAGACCTACATGACCTTCGAGGACGACAACAACCCGATTGTCGGCGGGAGATCGCCGATTAACTTTCACGACCCGCTGCGGCGCGCGGGCGGCGCGTACCGGCTGATTGGTGAGACCACCGACGCGCCGGACTTTCCCGGCTCGACCATCAACTTCCTGGAGCGGCACGGCGGCATTCCGTGGGCGGACTTCGATGCCGGCTGCTTTAACAACTTCTACGAGGTGGTCGGGCCGTGCAAGCGGCCGGATGACTTCATCAACGGCTGGTCGGACTTCGTGAAGATTTACAGCTACGGGCGCGCGAACAGTCACGACGAGAGCGGGCTGACCACCCAGGACAGTGACGATGTGAGCATGACCGCGATGGAGTTCGTCTTCGCGGCCATCTACAAGATCGGCGCGCTGCTGTTTGGTGAGAAGGGTGCGGGCGAGGTCGAGCGCGAAGTGGTTGATGAGGTCTATGCCGGCGGCATTGACTGCGGACTGTGCGGCCCCGGCGACGACGGCACCAAGCGGCTGTATAGTGTCACCAAGTCGTCAGGCGCAGCCAGCCCCGGAACGCCCGCCGAGGTGATTTACACCGTGGACGGCGGCTCGACCTTCAGTCAGACCAACATCACCGGATTGGGTGGCACGGTTGACCCGACCGGGATTGACATCGTGGGCAACAACCTTGTGGTGCTGGACACGGCGGGCAACGGCTACTGGTTCGCGGAGATCAATGTGCTGACCGGCGTGCCTGGCACGTGGACGCAAGTTACGACCGGGTTCGTGGCCAGCAAGCAGCCGACCGACATCTGGGTGGCGGGGGCGAGTGAAGTGTACTTCAGCGCCAACGGCGGGTATGTGTACCGCTCAACCGACATCGCGAGCGGCGTGACCGTGATCGAGGCAGCGAACGCGAATACCAGCAACTACGTGCGCATTCACGGTCAGGATGATGACATCGTGGTTGTGGGCGATAGCGGGAAGATCGTCAAGTCAAACAATCGCGGCGTGACCTGGGCGAACGTCACGTTGTCCCCCACCAGCGCGACGGTACGCGCGATCGCTGTGCTGGACACCTACCGCTATTGGATCGGCACCTCGGGCGGGTTTGTCTACTACACCATCAACGGCGGCGAGAACTTCGTGTTGCAGACCCTGCCGGGCGGTACGCTCACCGTGATTGACGACATCGTGGCCGCGACCGATGAAGTGATCTACATCACCGCGCGCACCGCGACGCCGACCGGACGCCTGATCACCACCTGGAACGGTGGGCAGAAGTGGACAAGTAGCGCGGCATCGACCACGCGCATCCAGAACCTGCCGACCGCGAGCCGGTTTAACCGCATTGCGGTGCCAAGGACGGGGCAAGAGACGACCGACACGAACACGATCGCGCTCGGTGGTCTGTCGGGCGGTGGGACTGATGGAATCTTGGAGCTTGGAATCGCGAACCGCAACTAGGGGTGTAACACGTGAAACACCTGTTACACAGAAGGTAACACATGTCACAACTGATGGAACACGTGAATGGGACGCGACAGCAGGGGCGGGTGGTACCGCCCCTGCCTGAGCATACGTTCAAGGATAGCGGCATCACAATCAAGATCCGCAAGGTCGGCCCGACCACGCAGCAGCGCTTAGCGCAGGCGATCATGAAAGAGCTGCCGGAGCCGACGCCGCCGACGGTCGAGACGGAACTGGGCGCGGAGACGAACGCCGCCGACCCGGCCTACCTCGCGGCGATGGAAGTGTGGAACACCCAGACGCGCAACGAACTGACCCAGCGCCTGCTGCTGATTGCGGCGCTTGAGGCCGAGGTCACAATAGACGACGCGGCGCGGGCGGACATCGCGCGCAAGAAGCGGCATCTGAAGTTGATCGGTATCCCAGTGGAAGACAATCCTGACTTGACCGAGGCCGAGAACGAAAAAGTGTTTTACATCCTGCACGTCGCCGCCGGCACGCCAGAGGATCTAGGCGAGTTTAGCCAGGCCGTGATGCGCCGCTCCGTCCCGACCGAGGAGGCCGTCCAGTCACAGATCGCCACGTTTCAACGCGACCTACCGGAATAGAAGCGTGTTCGAGTTCCGCCAGATCCCGCGCTCCGGGGTGCGGTACAACATTATGCTCGAATGGTTCTTAGCCGCGCGGTGGGCGGGGCTGAACTGGTTTGACGAGTTCGACCAATTAGACGGCGAAGACATGGCCTTTGTGGTCGCTGCGTATCGCACGAACATGCAGATCGAGGCCGTGGTGCAATATTTTGCACACAAGCGACGAAAATAAATGGAAGAAGCTGGCGTAAAACTTATCGCTGAAGGCGCGTCCGCCTACATGTCCGACCTCAAGTCTGCGACGGGCGCAACGGATACGTTCGTCGATACGACCGAGAAGGGCGGCGGCATCGTCAGCAAGGCCGGCGGCATGATGGGCAGCGCCATCAAGACGGTCGCCGGTATCGCGGCGGGCCTTGGCGTGGCCGGTTTTGTCGCGCTCGGCAAGTCCATCTACGACGGCATCGGCGCGGCGAGAGAGTCGGCCAAGTTGAACGCCAGCACCGCGCAGACGATCGAGACGATGGGCAACGCGGCCGGGCGGAGTGTCGATCAGATCACCGACCTGGCCAGCGCGCTTTCGGATGCGTCGGGGAAATCGCTCTTCGGTGACGACCAGATTCAACAGTCAGAAAACCTGCTGCTCACCTTCGGAAATATCAAGGGCGAGACGTTCGACCTTGCGACCGCCTTAACCGTCGATCTGGCCCAGGCGCTTGGCGGGGCACCGGCGGATCAGGCGATGATGCTGGGAAAAGCCCTTCAGGATCCGGTTAAAGGGATCACAGCCTTAGGCAAAGCGGGTCTGACCTTCAGTTCCGAGCAGAAAGCGATGATCGCCAGCATGGTCGAGGCCGGCGACATCGCTGGCGCGCAGGGGCTGATCATCGCAGAGCTGAATAAACAGGTCGGTGGGCAGGCGGCAGCGGCGGCCGAGGCCGAGGGCGGGTGGACACAGTTCACTGCGACGCTTGGTGAGCTGGAAGAGTCGGTCGGCGCAATGCTGCTGCCGCTCTTGAATGAGCTTGTCGGATTCCTGAACGAAAATGTCATACCAGTTGTTACTGATATGGTGGATGTCTTTGGGAGCTTCATGGAGTCAGGGGATCTTGATCTCTTGGCCGAGGATATACAGAAGGTTTTTGGCATCGATATCACAGCGTTTGTGGATAGTGTCACTGATACTATCGATGTCGTCATGGAGATGGTCAAGTGGTTCAACGAAGGCGGCGCAGCGTCGGTCGATCTCGGCACGCAGATCGACGATCTTAATGGCATATGGGAAAAGGTACTGAGGATCATCGGCGAGGTCGCGGGCGGGTATCAGGCGATTATCGAGGCTGTGTTACCACAGATTCAGCAGTTTATTGCCGACCACGGCGAAGAAATACAAGCGTTCTTCAAGCAAACGTGGGACACGATTATCCAGATTATCAACCTCGCGCTCGACATCTACCAGGCCGTGGTGCCGCCGGTGCTGCACGCCATCGCGGACTTCATTAACGACCACGGGAGCGAGATACAAAAGATATTCACGGGCGTGTGGCAGGCCATTAGCGCCATTATCAGCGGTGCCTTAGAGACCATCAAAACGGTGCTGAAGCTCGCGCTTGACCTGATCCACGGGGATTGGGACGCGGCGTGGCAAGACATTAAGCACATTGGCGAGGTGCAGTGGGAGGCGATCAAGGGCGGTATTACGGGCTTCCTAAACGCGATCGCGGGCATATTCGACACGACGTTTAGCGATATTGTCCAGACCTGGCGAAACAACTGGGACATGCTGGTTGAGATTGCGGGCAAGGTCGTGGATCGGATGGTCGAGATCGGCGCGAATATTGTCCAGGGTATTATCGACGGTGTTCAGGGCGCGGCGGGGAGCCTGTTCTCAACGCTCCAGAACCTGGCTAGTGATGCGCTTCAGGCCGCGAAAGATGCATTAGGGGTTGGCTCGCCATCAAAAGAGTTCGCCACGATTGGCAAGTTCATGGTACAAGGCATGATGGAGGGCTTCGCGGAAACATGGCCAGAGATGACCAATCTGGTCGGCAACCTGAGTAAAGACCTGATTGACGAGATGGAGAACATCGGACAGGATATGCAGAACGCCATTGCGGGCGGCTTCGGCGCAACCGCATCGATGGATCGGCAGATGTCGAAGAACCTTGATGAGATTGGCAAGATTCAAGATGCGTTTACCCGCAAGATTGTTGGGCAGGACTTGGACGCCTTGCAGAAGAAGGCGAATAGCCTCTTTGCTGATCCCAAGGTCGCGGCCGACTACTACAAGATGGTCAGCGGACACGAGTTCGAGACGCTGAAGATACGCCAGCAAATCGCGAAGGCCACGACCGCCGACGAGAAGGCGCGGCTTGAGCAGCAACTGGTGTTGATTAGTCGCGCACAGGATGCCGAGGTCGATCAATTCCAGGCCAAGCAAAAGGGCGTCAAAACGCCGTCAGAGCAGATAGCCGATCAGATCAACGAAGTGATGCGCGCCTTATCTGATCCGAAGCTCAAGCTGACCGACGACCAGCTCAAGATTGTTGACCTTCTGACCGGCGTATATCAACAGTTCGCGCGCCCGCCGTCCACCGCCATGATGCCGGGCTCTCCTGGCCAGGGCGGATACTCAAGCACCACCAATGTCAACATGCCAATCTATACGAACAATTCGCCCGCCGCGCTTCAGCAGTCGTGGGCCATTATGCAAGCGAGCATGACATGACCCTGCGCACCTACCGCTCACTGCCGCCGATTGTGAGTGGCTATCCGCTCGACGACGTGTGGTCGGTCATCATCCCGATCGCGCGCACAAACCTGCTGACCAACCCAAGCCTGGAGGCGAATATCACGAACTGGACAGCGTTCGGAAGTGGCAGCATCGCGCGCTCAACCACATTCCAATACCACGGCGCGTATAGTTTAGCCATCACACCGACCGCTGCCACGACCGACGGCGCGTTCCAGGCGCTTGCGATGACATCGGGTGTGACCTACGCGGTATCGTGCAAGTTTAAAGGCACGGTGCCGGGGCTGCGCTACCGGATCGCGGTGTACACATCGGGCGGTGTGCTCATCGCGTCGCGCGAGTTTATCGCGACGGGCCGCTGGCAGTGGCAATGGATGTACTACACCGAGACGGCCACGCTTACCCGCAATATCGTGATCAATAAGGTCAACAGCACCAGCACCGCACTGTTCTATATTGACGGCATCCAGGCTGAGATCATCAATGCCGGCGAGACGGTCTCGACCTACATCGATGGCGATCAATTCGGCCTGGTGCCGAACCAAAGCCCGCCCGCCTACGTTTGGAACGGCACGCCGCATGCCTCAACGTCGAGTAGAATAGGGCAAACTCGCGCGGGAGGTATGGTGGTGCCATTCAGAAAATACGGGTTCTTGCTCACGGCAGTTATTGGACTGGGCATGGCCAGCGTGCAGAACGTCGCGACCGACTACGCCCGGATTGACGGCAGCTACGACGACTACACCCGCAAGCCCCCGCGTCAGTTTACGCTCACCGGGAGGTTCAGCGGGCGCACCTACGCCGAACTGCGGCGCAACCGGAGCGGATTAGCACAGATATTCGACCGTGACCTGATCGGTCAAGACCAGCGCTTGACGCTTCTGCGTACTGTCGAGGACGGGTACGGGCGTGTTACCTCCTCCACGATCCGCGCCTATGCGAAGTATGAGTCAGGTTTTGGCGGCTCGACCGACAACATGCACGCCGAAACGGTGCCGATCACGTTTACCCAGAACCTTCCCGCCATCCTTGCCGATGGCGAGAGCGGGGCGACGCTCGATGTGCAGGATAGCGTGACGAACGCGAACCGCATCCTGCTACGCAGCCCGGCCGGTGTGTGGTCTGCCATCGGCACGGGCGCGGTCGGTGGCAACGTGTACGCCATCGCGCAGGGGCTGGACGGCATCTACTACATCGGCGGCGACTTCACGAGCTTTGGCGGCGTGGCGAACACCCGCGCGATCGTGCAGTACAACCCCGTCACTGGCGTCATCGCCGCGATGGGCACGGGCGGCACCACGGTGGGCGATACGGTCAACGACATCCAGATCGCGCCCAATGGCGACGTATGGGTGATCGGCAACATTACGAACATGGGCGGCGTCGCGGCGGCGGACTTTGTTGGCCGCTGGAACGGCAGCGCCTGGAACGGCGTGGGCGTGCCGAGCGCCATCCCGACCCTGGCCGCGCCGCTCCAATCCTGCTTTGATCTCAACGGCAACTTCTACTACCCGACCTACACCAACACCACCATCAAGAAGTGGGACGCCGTAGGGCTGGCCTGGTCAACCGTCGGCACCGTCACGCTTGGAAGCGGCCCGCGCTCGATCATTCGCGCGCCGAGCGGCAATTTGACGGCGGGCGGCACGATGACGATTATCAACGCCGTGAACGTGACCAGCGCCGCGCACTACAATGTATCAACCGGCGCGTGGACAGCGGTGGGCGGCACCGCAGCGAGTAGCTTCGGCGCGATTGCGTATGGCGCGAACGGCTTTTTGTACGCCGCGCTGGTTGCAATGTCTGATAGCGTGCTGGGCATGAATAACGGCACGCAGTGGGTCAAGCTCGGCAACCTCAACCTTGGCGGTGCGGCGGCGAACGCCGCCGGTCTTGCGCCGCAGACGAACGGCCCCGGCATGTATATTACGGGCGACTTTACGACTACCAACGGGGTCACGCTGCCGGATAGCGTGGCGCTGTGGACGGGCGGGGCGTTCGTGCCGCTGGATGTGGACTTGCCCGGCACCGCCACCGTGTATGTCCTGCGCACCTTCCGCGACGGGAGCCTCGCGCTCGGCTTCTCGACCAGCGGCACCGCGACATCAGCAGGAACGGCGACCGTGACCAATCCCGGCACGGCGCGATCGTACCCGACGGTGGTGCTCAACGGCCCATCGAGCGGCACGGGAAGGGTGTACCAGATTGCCAACACCACCACGGGGCGCTATGTCTATCTCAATCTGACCCTGAACGCGGGCGAGACCGCGAAACTGGTGTTCCAGCCGGATAATCTTTCGTTTACATCCGACTTCCAGGGCAACATCGCCAAGACGATTATGAGCGGGAGTAATGAGGCCGATTTCTTTCTGAGTCCTGGCGCGAATACCATCACGTCCCTCTCAGCATCGAGCACCATCACGGCAGTAATCTACTACCGACCGGGGTATGCATCGATAGACGACGTGCCATAGATGAGCGTTTTTACCACATTCCGCCTGGCTGATGCAAGCGGCAATCATCTGATCGAGATTGCAAACTACGCCAGCTATAACTATGTGCTCAACTGCTCGCCTGGCCAGGTGGGCGTGCTGGAACTGGAGTTGCCGCGCTCATTCGACACATCGCTGCTGTTGCGTGACGGTCGGATCGGGCCGTGGCGCTCCATTAGTAATCGCCCGCCCTATAACGACAACAATGCGCAGTTCACGATCGAGACCCTGCGCTATACCGCAACCAGAACGTTCGTACGCGCCTATCACGCGACCGGCCTGATGGATCGGCGCATTATCGCCTACGCTGCCGGGTCGACCTACGCAAAGAAAGCGGCAGCCGCAGCGGACGATCAGATCAAGACGTTTTGGAAAGAGAATGCGGGCGCATCGATCGTGGGCGCGGATCGGGATGGCGTCGAGACGCAAGCCGACATCAGCGCGTACGTAACCACCCAGGCCAATCTCAGCACGGGCGCATCGGTCGCGAAGGCTGCCGCACGGCGCAAGCTCTTAGCGGTCGCGACGGAGCTGGCCGAGGCGTCGGCAATGGTCGGCACCTACTTGACCTTCGAGATTATCGCGCCGACCGAGACGACCCTGGAACTGCGCACGTACACCGGGCAGCGCGGCGTGGATAGGCGCGCGAGCAGTGGAGCGCCGGTCATCCTGCGCGAGCAGGCGGGCGTCTTGGAGAATGCCACCTTAGAGATTGACTACCACAACGAAAAAACGTTCGTGATTGCGGGTGGACAGGGCGAGGGCACCGCGCGCTTGATTGCGACCGCGCTGGACACGGCGCGGATGGGCGTCAGCCCGTTCGGGCGGGTGGAAGACTTCGTTGAGATGAGTAATGTCAACGACGCGACGAGCCTGCAAGACGACGCCGATAGCGGGCTGTACAATGGCCGCCCGCTGATTACGTTCACGGGCGACCTGATCGAAACACCCGCGCTGACCAGGGGGATACAGTTTGACCTGGGCGACTTGCTCACCGCCGAAGACCCGCAGACGCACCAGCAGTATGATGTCAGGCTCGACCGCATCACCGAATCAATGAGCAGCGGACAGCGCAGCACGCAGATTGCCTTGCGCAATATTCTGGCGGTGGGCTGATGAGCGATCTCCGCAAGCAGGTTCAAATCGCGCGCAGCGTCGAGCAGTCGCGGGTAGTCGAGCGTCCCGGCGCGACGGGGTTTGACACGTTCTACGCGAGCGGCTCATGGGTGCCGACCTACGCGGGCAGCACGACGGCAGGGGTAACGACCTACACCAGTCAGTTCGGGACATGGTGGCGCATTGGATCGCTCATCTTCTACACCGTGTATGTGAACTGGACAGCCGCGACTGGCACAGGACGGGCGCGCGTCTCGCTGCCCTTTACGGCGTCGAATGTGGCGCTCCAAAGCTGGGCGGTGCCGGTCTGGATTAACAATGTGACGTTCGCGAACTCCGCACCCGAAGGGATTATCTCGCCCAACACCGCGTTCATTGAACTGTATTCGCCGCTCACCAACGCGGCCACGGCTGCGGTTAACATCGAGGCCGTGGGTGAGATTTTATCCAGCGGATTTTATTCGACCGGATAAGGAGCATATCATGGCAGTCGACCAGACCGAGAAGCGCCGCGCGTTAGCCAAGCGCTGTGTGCAGCATTCGCCCATGCTCATGGATATTCTGTACGCCTTGGACGCGATTAGGTCGCAGCGTGACAATGGCGGGCCGAACGGGACGCCGCTCGTGTTCGTTGATCCTGACTTCGCGAATCAGGTGGGGCTGACACACATTGACGCGGCAACCATCAACGCCTTTTTCGCGGCTATCCCGACCGTGCTGACCGCGTTCGCCAATCAGAACTTCAACGACGTTTTCGAGGCCATGCGCCCGTAAAGGATACGCCGATGCCATCACCGTTCAAGCCCTTTGACATCCAGTACAGCAATCACATCCATCTTGCCATGCACCCGATAACCGGCATCGTGTACATCACGGTCGCGTTCCACCCCAACAATGCGGGCGGCTACAACTGCAAGATATGGGAGCTGCGCCCGCCCTACACGGGCGAGCCGACCGTGTTCCGCGATTGGGTAGCAGGTCAATACTCAGATGGCCCGTTTGGGTACGGGGCGAGCCTGCCCCTTCCTACGGGCGCGCTCCTGACAGCGGTTCCGGTGACACTCGACGGGCAAGTCAGGCCATCGCTGTACGTTGACCCTGCGAACCTGCCAGCGTTCGCGCTCGGTGGCGCGGGCGCACAAGGGCCAAAGGGCGATACCGGGGCGCAGGGGCCAATCGGCCCACAAGGGCCAAAGGGCGATACCGGGGCGCAGGGGCCACAAGGTCAGCCAGGGTCAGGCGGTGGTGGGAGTTTGAGTGCGCGGTACACCGAAGCATTGGAGAGATTGTGCGCCTGGCTGGGAATTAGTTAAGCATCCATCGGGATCAGGCGCTCGCCGTGGTCGTCTCGCACGCGGATCTGACGTGCGGGTTCGACCATGCCCAGGCGTATTTTCGCCGCTTCTATGTCGGTGCCGATGGTGCCGTTGTCGCCTTTGAGCACGCCGCGTATCTGTCCGACCTCCCACCCACTGTAAACCAATAGCTCAATCACCGCCGCTTTCGTTCTGTCAACCTCTAAACGGTCAAGCCATAGATCGGCCTCAGACACGTAGTCTGTCTGTCGGTCTGTCTGCGGCGTCTGTTCGGTCTGTGCCGGAAAGCGTGACATAACGCGATCGTAAGTCTTGACAATCCACCCGAGCGCAACCGACCCTAAGCCGAGCACTAGCATGCCGATGCTCACGAAGGCAACCACGAAGTCGATCGTCTTGTCATCCACGGCGCGCACCTCCTGCTAATCAATCAGGGTCTTCTCTGGCCACCAGGCCAGCGCCAGCGCGACGGCACCGACGATACCCCATGATAGCACACGTGCCAACTCCCCTATACCATGCGCCGTGAGATAGGTCGTGAGCCACGGCACGAAGAGCGGGCCGTACCCGATGGTAGTGAGCACCATGTCAAAGCACAGCGACAGCCGGTAACGCCACGGCCCGCGCCCTGCACCGTACCAGTACTCGGTCGCAGTTAGCACCAGCTGCACTACGATACCGCCGACGATGGGCGCGAGGCGTGGATCGGTGCGAAGTGAAGCCCACCCGCCCGACAGTGCAGCCACGGTGCCAGCGAAGGACAGCAGCAGCAGCGTCAATGCCGAGAAGCGCTCGAACGCTCCACGCTGTCGGTCTAGCGTGGCGCGGGTGACGATGGCGCTTTTCTTGCCCAGTGGTTTACTTTCAACGGTCATGTTCCGCCGCCCTTCTACGCTTGCACGCCGCGAGCCACTGCTCTAGCAGATAGATCTGCTGTTCGTCACCGGGAGGGTGCCGCGCTTCGACGTACATGATGAACACGCGCGCCGCGTCCATCTCGGCTTTACAGAGTGCGAGGTCAACGTAGAGCCGCTTGAGTTCGTCGTCCGCCTTCGCCAGCGCGCGGGCGAGGTCGGCAACGTAGTCATCGCTCATGGATTGTGACATCCCTTCCCGTTCCACACTTGCCCGTGCAAACAGGTGTGTGTCTCCTGGATGTTGATTGGCTTCTGCTTGTTCCCGAACCAGTCCGTGACGACCTGCACCGGCTCGGCGGTCGGCACGTTCTCGCCCGCTGGCTGCCGGTCGTTCGTGCGCTGTCCGTGGATGACGGGCGCGGTATCGCCGGTCAGGTTAACGTTCTGCTGCGGCTGCTCGCCGGCCTGCACTGCCGCATCAAACATGGCTTGCGCTGTGGCGGCGTTCTGGGCGATCCCAGGTATTACCATAGGTTGCGGGTCTATCGTTCGTCCTGAGCCTTCCTGTGACGTCTGGGGGCGTGGTGCGGGGAAGGGAGGAACACGCACCGCTGCTGTGGGCAGGGCTTGAGGCGCGGCCATCGGCGCAACCCCCGGCACGGTGGACATGAGCCACACCGCTGCGAGGACGCCAGCGATGACAATGAGCAGCATAGCGATAATTGTGAGCAGTTGCCCGAAGAGACTGACGCGGCGGGCGGTCGTTTCGGTCGTGGTCATCGTGTGTCATCCTTCCTGTATACTAGTCTTGCCGTGGAGTCATCCCCACGGTGCGGGGCGCTCACACCGCCCCGCTTTGTCTAATCGCCAATAACTATCGAAATGCCGCCGTAGATATGCCGACAGACGCGGCGCTCACCTGGCTTGATGTGTCCACGCGCAATCCACAAGCCGCCGACCCGATCCGCGTGTCCGTCACGCTGCGCCTGGAGTAACACGTGATCGTCGGGTGCGGCATCGATCGTGCCGTCCGTGTCAACCTGTCGCGCGTCCATGTATTTCCACAGGTCATAGGTCGATAGCTCTTGCATAATCGTGTCCCTCCCTAATTCAATGTTGCGCCGACCACCCGTGTGAGCGGTGCCGGCTCGGTCGCTACTGCCCACGCCAGCCCGATCATCGCCAGCCAGTCCTTCCGCTGCCACCCAGCCATCCACTCGTCCTGCGAGCAGCGCACGAACCCCCGCGCCTCGGCCCGCTCCGTCGTGCCCACTGTCTCGCAGGCGGCGATCGCGGTGTGGGCGATGCCGTGCCGGTCGGTCGTGGTGCGGGTCAAGTAGATCATGGCGTTACATCTTCCCATTGGGCGTGTATGCGATCAATCGCTGTTTGAATGCCGAGCGCGCTGACTGAGTGACTGATGGTTGTCTCTTTAAGCGGCGCATACTCATCGATAATGGTGTAATCCTGATCGGCCATCCTGACCATCACCTTCACGCGGTCGCCAGTGGTGATCAGCCATATACCTTGAATGCAAATGTTTGTACTATATGCGTTTGCCATCTCCTCGATCCTCCTGTGCTAGCACGCGGACGGTCGCCGCGCGGTGTGGGTGGTTAGCTAATTCGTTCGCACTATGGTATAATTAGGCATAGGAAAGCCCGCGCGCTGTATCACCAGCCGCAGGCACGACCAAGCTAGGGTAAGTAGCTCGATAGTGGTATTGTACCACGCCTGCGCTTCTTGCCCGCCATACGAAAGGCGGGTTTTGTTATGGCCCATCCCCTGCTCTACACCTACGATGAAGCGGCTGAACTTATTGGCGCTCCAAACATGGGCGTAATCAATCGCTTGCTTAAGTCCGGTGTTCTCATCAAAGTCGGCGCGAACAAGTCTGTCCGTGTTAATGGCGAAAGCCTGCGTCACTTCGTCGCACGTCGAGATGGGATGCCCGCCGACGTAAAAGCCTCTGGTCATATTTACCTGATCCAGTTTTTGCACTACTACAAGATCGGTCTTTCGCGTAATGTCAAACGGCGAATGCAAGACATCAGTAATCACTTGCCCGAACCGGCAACCCTCATGCACGCTATTCCCACCAACAACATGCGGAGAGGCGAGATCGTGCTTCATACTGAGTATGCACATTTACGCGGGCGCGGCGAGTGGTTTAATTTGACACCCAAAGAAGTAAAGTCCATCTGCTCAATTAGAGCACTCTTGTTCAATTAGTCTGCCACGTTCGTCGCCACGGTTCCGAATGTTATTGAACGCATGAATAGGTATGTATATGTAATTGTACGTAGCGGGTTCATGGCGTTGTGATGCGGAGAATGATAAAATTCAGCCTCACAAAACACCGCGCTTCGCTTATCTGATACACAGGCGCGCTTACGGTACGTCATCCGCGTCCTGCTGCCTTAGTGTCAGTTTGACCCTGCTCTGCTGCCACGTTCGTTGCCACGTTCCGGACGGTCGCCGCGCGGGTGGGGGTGGTTCTTAGTACTGCCCGTACGTCTCTTGCATCAGTGCGTTGTGGTAGCTCTCTAGTGCGTCCTGCTCGGCACGCCCGCGCAACTTCGAGAAGCCCATGCCGCGAAGTGCGCTGGTAGGCTGGCCCACCAACTCAGGGTTGCCGTCGCCGGTATAGTGATGATATTGTCCATGCGCAGGCCCAATGCTCTGCGCGGCGATAATGCCGTCATTGGCGATTACTTGCTGAATACCATGTCCGCCGTCGATTGACCGTGTGTAAAAGGTGGTTTTCATCACTCTGTCCTTCCTTGCCACGTTCGCCGGCCGATGCGCCGGCCTGCGCTCCCGTCGATACCGCTCCACTTCGGCATCTTCGATCCACCAGTCGCGCCCGCGCATCTCCGCGTGGATGGTGCCGCCTTTGATGAGCCGCCACACCCAGGCGCGAGTAACGTTGAGCGAGGCGGCGGCTTCAGTCGTGGTCATTTCTTCTCCATGTATCCCTTGCCGCCGCAATCAAAACACGTGTATCCAGGCCACTGACTTGCCCCGCCTGCGCCGCCGCACCGCTCACACAATTGAAATCCACGCCGGTCAATGTATGTCGCGAACGCGCTGCGCTCACTGTCAATTCCTAACTCCGTCTTGAAAGCAGAACGAAATGCGCCGAGCGGAAAGGATCGCTGAAGCTTGGCAAAACAGTTGTGAACGAACACATATACATTCTGCGTGCCGGCCCACTCAGCGTAGTTTCGGGCTTCTTGGGGAGTGACAACAAATTGACGTGCCATGACGATCCTCGTGTGTGTTACTGCTCTTCTAACTGATAACAGTATACCACGGTACCACTGTTTTGTCAATAGCTTATGTGTGCTATTTTGGTATGAGTTTTATCCTAACGCGCGGCGCACATCTTCGACACTGGCATGATTGGCGTAGTGCCCTGCCATCGCCGTCGTCTTGTGCCCGGCGAGCGCCATCCGCACCGTCTCAGGGACGCCAGCAAGCGCCAGGAGCGTAAGCGCCGTATGGCGGAGGTCGTGGACGCGGAGCAGAGCGGGGAGGCCCGAGCGCGCCCGCAGGAGCACCCAGCGGTGGCGCACCGCGTCCACCTTGAGCGGTTGCCCTACAGCGTTCGTGAAGACGTACGCGGGAAACGGCATGCCAGGGTTGGCGGCGCAGCGCTTGATCTGCCACGCCTTGAGTGCGACAAGCATCTCGGCGATGTCGCGCTGAAGGGGCACCGTGCGCGGCTCTTTCGTCTTGGTCGTGCGCGTTGGGACAGTCGCCTTGCCGACGCGGGTGAGTTGCTGGCGGATCGTAATCGTTGCGCGATCGAGGTCGTCGAGCTTGCAATCGATCCAGCGGACGCCGATACCCTCGCCGCGCCGGAAGCCAAGCCGACTGTACAGGTGCCACAGTGGGCAGAGCGGCTGATCGGGGATGTCTTCTGTTGAGGCGCATGCGAGCAAGTGGGCGCGCTGCGCTTCGGTAATCGCCATGCCGTGCCGCCGCTCCACGGTGGGCAACTCTAAATCCTCGAACGGGTTATCGCGAATATACTTTTGCTTCTGCGCATACTTGAATACTTGACGGCACACGTCTTTCATCTGCTGGATGTTTTGAAAACCCTGGTGGTAAAAATACATGAGCATTTCGTCGGCGTGCAGGTTCGTCACTTCGTCCATGCGGTAGCGGCCAATCTGCCCGCTGGCCAGTTCAAGCAGGTACTTGTAGCTTTCCAGTGTTTTTGGCGCGATCTTTTCTCTGCGCAGTTCCAGCCAGCGCGGGTAGAACATGCGCACCAGCTGCGAGCCGACCGCGACGTTGCGCGGCGTGTCGGCGTGGTCACGCTCTGCGGTGAGCCGGTCTAGGTGTTCCGCAGCTTCCGGTCGTGAAAGAAAACAATCGTATCGGTACTCGCCGTGTCCGATGGGGAACGCGGCTTCCCACGGGAGCGCCCGGCCTGCTTTTTCGCGGATCGTGCCGGTGTTCGGTTTTCGCCGCGTGGGCTTTGGGGCTGTTGCTTTGCGTGCCATGCCGATTTACCTTCCGTGTAGGCTGCCAAAGACGCGGCGTTGACGGTGATACTTTTGCGACTGCCGACCAAGGTAAAACGACCCTGATGGCCCCATGCTATCACTGTTCTCGTGTCTTTCAACCGGAGAATATCGGCCGCTTCTTGGAGCGTGAGTAGCGTCTCTTTCGTCATACCGCTAGTCCTTCCCGTCCGTGCGCAGCGCGGCAAGCGCGGCCTCGGCCACGAGCGCGCGATTATGCTCTGCTTCCAGCGCCTCGCGCAGCCTGTCGTATGCGCCCCGCGCTGCCTCCAGGCGCAACGCCATCACGTCAAGCTCATAGCGCTGCTGATTGACCACCTGCTCCAGTTGCGCCACCAACGCCTCGGCGCTGCGCGTGGCCTGGCGCTCCATGTCAGCGTTGTAATCGGGGTGCGCTTGCTCGTTCATGGCCTAGTCCTTCTTCGCCTTCAGGCGCATCTTGTACTTCGCCGTCATCGGGTCGCGGAACGTCGCCATGATCTGCGCCGTTTGGCAAATGATACAACGGGTGTTGTCGTTGCTGCCGGCCGTGCGTCCCACGTTGACCTTCCGCCCACAAGTGCAGGTGCGTATCATCACGCGATCCTCCTTCCGCCCAGCCCGCTCTTGCGGCCCTTGCGTGCCGCCTGCTTCTCCACCTCCGGCAGCGGGTCGGGCTGCGCGCGTCCGGCCTTCTGCGGCGGCGGCGTCTGGGCCTTGCGGTACGCGGCAGCGGTGTCTGCGCCGATGAAGGTGTAGTCAGGGTCGTCGTTGGCGGGATCGAAGGGTGGATACTCAAACATCGTCGTTCTCCTCAAACATCGTCCCGGTGAAGTTGCTCTCGCGTACCACGATTGGCCGGCTGAGTGTTTCGCGGGCTTCTTCTGTCGGATTCAAGCATCCCGGCGAAAACCAGATTATCTCTCTCTTGGCGTTCGCCCGCCCGCGCCCGTCGGCCTTCTGGTTGGCATAGCCCCCGCGCGCCTCCCACCGGACGCGCTCCCACGTCGATGGAAACAGCGCGTCGGTCGCCTCGGAGTAGTAGCCCGCGATGGCGATGCGCAGCCGCTTGTCATCGCCCTTTTCTACGGCCCACGCTGCTGCCTGGTGCCAGACCTCCGGCTGCGCGGCGGGCAGGTGCGATTCGGACATGACCACGGTCGGCTCGCCCATGCTCCGGCCGTCGGGCATGCTCCCTGGATGGTTGATGATCTCGAAGTACGCCATGTCGTGCTCGGCAGAAGGGTAGGGCGGGTCAAGAAACACCGCCGTCAAACCGTGGTTGACCGTGACGCTATCCTTGCACGCCCTTCTCCAGTCGCCGCACAGGAAGCGCACGCGGCGCAGGCGGTCGGACAGCCGCGCGAAGTAGGCGGCGAGGGCGGATGGTGCCATGCCGGGCATGTATCGCTCATTGTCCAATACCGGCATCTGCTTGGGCACGCCGTCGTGGTGCCGATACGCCTGGATGCCGCGATTCCAAGGCCCGCCCTCGCCCGGTGCGCCTACGACCGGCATCTGGCGCGGGACGGCGGCGCGGTAGGATTGGATGCCCTTTCCGATGCCGTTTGGCGATACGTCGGCTGTCTGTTTCCACACCCCATCCTCATCACTCCCAATCGTCCTTCTGTCCACCAGCCGCCCATCCACCGCAATCCACGGCCCGTCGGCAACGCACCATCCGTCGCCGATCCAGGATGCAATCCCCCACAACCACCAGGCACCGAGCATCGGATCGCAGTACAGCGGGTCAGCGAACAGGCGTGCGGTAAGCTCCTCGCGTGCGGCCTTGAGATGCAAGTGTCTGGCAGTGAGATCCGCTTCGCTCACCGGCCAGTCGCAGAGTTCGGCGGTCTCGTCAGGTGCAAATTGGATTGCGCGGTAGGCGTTGATCAGCAGGCCGTCCACATCGTTGACCGTCTCGGTCTGATAAGCGCCGCCGGGCCTGCCCAGCAGCATCGCGGACGAACCGCACATCGGCTCAACGAAATTCTCAACCACGCCAAATCTAGCCCAGACCGGCGCGGCCATGTCGCTCTTGCCACCAGGCCAGGGGAAGGGTGCTTTGATCGTGTCGGTCATGGTGTAAGTTCCTGATCGCAATGTTTGTATCGGCGTTGTTTCGTGATCTAGTTTCGGCATCTGCTTCTTGACACTTACCCGCTGTTTGTCCAACCACGCCGCCACCGACGCCGCGCTGCGAAAGTACGCTGGCTGCCCGTTGCCGGTCAGCTCGTAGCCGTCGCCGTCTTCGCGGAGCGTCCAACCGAGAGCGGCGCAGCGGGTCGCGAGGTCGGTCATACCAATTCCTTTGCGGCATCACACGCCGCCAATTCGCTCGCGTGCCATCCCGTCGAGAGCGGGCCGCGCTCCAGCTTGTAGCCATGCGCCGCGTGAAACGTCCAATTCCACCCCGCCTTGATGAACGTGGACAGCCCTGTACTTGCCGCCCTGCCTGCTGCCGGCAGATCAGGCCGCGTGTTCCGCCCGCGCTTCTGGCGTGGCTTCCCGTGGAGCGCGGCGAGGAAGTCGGCGGGGTTGTCGAATGTCTCGGTGGTCATACTTCCACCGGCTCGCCCAGCGCGGCGCGTGCGGCCTCCAGTTCCGGCGCGGCGGCAAGGTAGCGCAGTTCGGCAGCGCGCATGTCCTCGGCTGCCTCATCGAGCCGATCGCGCATCCCGACCAGCACGGCCTTCTCTCCGCCCTCTGCTTTTGCTGCTGCCCACGCGCGCGCGAACGTCTCAGGCGATACGCGCATGTCGCCGCGCGCCGCCTCCGTCTTGGCGTACCACGCGTTGCCCTGGCTAGCCTTCGTGAGCGCTATCCCGGCCTCAAAGAACGCAACCATCGCAGCGGCGTATTCGTCCGCGACACGCCGCGCGGTGGCGCTCACGTCGCGCAGGCACGGCGTACACAGCAGCGCCGGATGACCGAGCATCACATCCTCTACCCACCCGCACGCGCGGCAAGTGATACGACCCGCCGGTCGTAGCTCAGGGAATATCTCTTCGTCGGGTGCGAGCCGTAGGCGGGGCGCTGCTTTCGTTCGGAGTGCTATCGTTTTCATTACTGATCCTTCGACAACGCCGGCAGAGCCGGCCAATAGGTTTAATGTGCAGTTCCCACGCCTCGCTCGGCAGCAGTCCGCACAATGCCGTGCTGCCGTCCTCTCCCACATAGTGCCAGGTGCGCCGCCCGCGTCCGTGGGGGCGCACGTAGACGTAGCGGCTAGGTAATCTGCTTTCGTGCTTGATCGTAGTCAATGCCATACTCAGCGCATAGTTCGCGGGCGCGCTCTTGGTCGCTCTCCCTGTTTGAGCGTAGATAGAGCCGTAAAGTGGTCAGTGCGCCCTCTGGAACCTTTGACCAAATGGGGTGATCTGGGCTTGTAACCTGTTTTTGTTGTAACCTTTGTAACCCTACCTCGTTTGACGCTTCATGATGCGCTAAATCGATGTAACCCAAAGTGCCATTTTCGGTTACATTTGTAACCGTATAGGACTGAACGGTTACATCGGTTACATCAGTTACAGGAGTTACATCGGTTACAATGGTTACAAAATATCCGCCCATATTTCCGGCCTGCTGCACGAGGTTTTTATCGAACATCCGGCGCACCGTAACCTTGATGGTGTTGACTGGTAGGCCCATCATCTCGGCAATCGTGGACGGGCCAAGCGGCGTCGCCTTCGTCGCGTGCTGTTTCAGGAACCGATAGATGGATAGTTCGGTTTGACCCATCGCCGGTTCTGGTGCCACGTCCGCAACAATCCAGCGCCGACCGGTCAACGTGCGCTCCTGTGCCAATGCCCAGTCGGTCTTATCGGCCATGCGCGGGTATGACGCGATCCTTACACGCTGCTCTTTGTCCTCATACAGCGTCATACGCGAGGCTGGCACCGCCCACATACCCGTGCTGCCGTTGTACATGAGCTTCGGGTCGGCCTCGCGCTTCGAGGCGTGCCAGCTCCCGAGTATTGAGACGTGATGCATGCTCGCGAGCCGATGGTAGGGCTTGAGTTCGGCATAGTCACCACGGTATACATTCTGTTTGAACTTCTCAGGTGGAAGGAACGCGGTCATCACGTCGATAATGATCACTTCAACACCAAGCACGCGGATGTACCACTCCAGATCAGTAATAGCCTCTTCGGGTGTCGTGGGAAAGTCGTCTTCCATTGTCTTGATGAGCAGTTGACCACGCGCGATAGCCGCGCCACACCGCGAAATGTCCACCAAGGGGATGATCTCTTCGCGGGTATACTCAACACCAAGAAACAAAACCTTGACCTGTGGGCACTGGACGGCGTTCATCCACTTGCGCCCGGTCGCTAGTGCAATCGCGAGCTGGATAAGCAGCGGCGTCTTGCCGACGTTCGGCTGACCAATCAGGACGCCAAGCCCTTCGCGCAGGAAGCCGGGCGCATACCATATGACCGTCCTGCGCTCCATCGTCAAGAGGTCGTTGACATCCATTGGCATCGTCGGCACGGCGGCGTAGTGCTGCACATCGATGATCTCGCCAGTCGTGGCGCTTACGTGCGAGCGCGTCTCTACTTTTTCGCCGCGCAGGGCAGCGGCAGCGGCTTTGTAGTCGCCGCCGTGAAGCATCTCGGTATAGATAGCGAAGGGCGAGTATGCCCGGTTCGGCTCGAAGGGCGAGGCGTTCGAGGAGAATACATAGAGCACGCCCGGCGCGACAAAACCGAACGTGGCGCTGATTCCTTGATCTTTTCCCGGCCGGCACAAGTACAGCGCGTTGTCGCGCTCGCGTACAACCGCCCACCCTGCCTGCTCCAAAAGCCGCAGCGCCGCGTCAGCGTGATCGCGGTTATAGATATCCCCCGGTCTGTCGCCGGTTGAGCGCTGCACGATCTCAAGCGTGCGCCGGTCTGTTCGAGTGAGTGCTCGCGCGCAATCAAGAACGATCTGACGCTCGGCCGGCGTAATCGTTGGCAGGCTTGCCCAGTCGCCGCGCATCAGTTCGTAACCGGGACTAGGCGCGACCTGGAACTGCCCGCCCTTGCCGCGCGTCTCGATCAGGGTGACATGGGTGAGTTTCGGTTTTTCAGCTAACTCAGCTGCGGTCGGTGGGCGTTTGGCGAGTGTTTGGTTTCCCTCGATCACATCGCAATGCCATGCCAGATGATAGCCGCCGGACGGCGTGCGCTCCAGAAGGAGACGCCTCGCCAGTCCCGGCGCAAGCTGCTGGCACAGGTCGCCCCAGTCGTGGAGAAGCGTGTTGGCATCCGGCGTGCCTTTGTTATCGAAGTCTAAGCCCTCGACATCACGCACGCCGATGGCGCGTCCGTCCGTCGCATACCACGCGCGGATCTGCTTCTCTGTCGGTGTGATGGTGTGCCAGTTCGCGAGGCCAGCAGGGAACTTCTGGACCGGATCGTTCGGTAGCACGATCAGGCCAGCATTATGGTAGGCGAGTGCGGTATCAAGAAGCGATGTCATGCGGGCACTTTCAAGCGGCGCGCGGATATTCCGCGCGCCGCTGCTGTGTAATTAGAACGGTAGCTCTTCCTCAGTCACGCCCGCTGCTGCTGGCGTCTCTACGGGCGGCGGCGTGCCCTTGCCCTTCTTCGCCGCCCGAACCGCTGCGAAGCCAGTGATCTTGTTGCCCGGCTGCCCCTGGTTCGCGCCCATCGTCTTGATGTACTCAATCACGCTGCACTTGAGTTCCATCCCTGTGAGACTTTCGACTTCGAACGCCTCCAGGTTCAGCGTGGGGATGACACCCCAGGACACGAGGTTGTCAAGAAACTCCTTGAACTTGCTCGGCCCGCCCTCGCGCACGGTGCCGTAGTAGGGGTTGAAGCGGTGCCAGATGCGTACCTTGTCCCACTCCTCCTCGCGCTCGTGCGCGATCTCTTCCTGCTCATCGGTCAGCGATGTCACCTCGAAGGTCAGCGCCAGCTTTTGCGGGAAGGTGCCGTCCGGGTTCGGCTTCGAGAAGGTGTCGTCCTCCATCTTGGCCTCAATGATTCGCATTCGATAACTGTCCGTGGGCAGGATCGCCCGTGGCCCGCTCATGCCGCCGCCGCTGGTTCGCTCGGTCAGGTTCACAATGGTGGTCATCAACATTCCCCTTATATCACGATCGGCATTAGGCGCTGCCGAATTGCGCTCATTAGGCGAATAGCTCGTCCATTTCGACGGCTGCGGTGTGCCGCGCCTCATCTTCGAGATAGCGCTGGTACAGCCGCGCGCAGGCACGGTGCCAGCACGGGAGTTCGCATTGATAGGCGCGGCACGAACACGCGCCATTGCTCGTATAGGTCTCCCCGCTGGGCGAGCCAATCAACAGCGTGTGGTCATCCAGCGGCTCAATGTAGGGGTTGGTGTCCAGTTCGCGGGCGGCGCGATCGATCGCCGTAAGCCAGCGCGGGCTGCCGGCAGCGCGGCGCTTGGCTTGGGCAACAACGGCGTTCAGGAGGTCATCGTTGAGCGTCAGCATTAGTGTCCTCCGGCGTTCTTTTTCAACTGCGCTACCGCTACTTGCCGCTGGGCGCTGGTGGTGTTGAGTGTCGCGCCCTGGCGAATGAAGGCCATCCGCTGGCTCTTGGTCATCTTGCTCCAGGCTTCGGCGCGTTCTTGCTCTGTCATTACTTCACCCACGCGACAGTCTCATTGTTGATGTAGCAGGATGCCTTCGGGCTGCGGTTCAGGAAGCGCTCGATCGCGGCGATGGCGAGCTCCCGGGTTTCGTAGGTTCCGAGAACCTTCTCAGGTCGGTTGAGGTAAACGGCGTAGACGATAAAGTTGCTCATGGTGGTTTTGCTCCATTCAGTAACACGTTTCTAAATCCACCTATATATTACCATATGTGTTACTAAATGTCAAGCATCAGTTTGCATATTGACAAACGAATAGTAATGATTTATACTTACATTATTCGGTGGTATACTCTTCATTAGCCAAAAGGAAAAGCCATGCAAGGAATGTCCATGCCGATGCGCTGCAATCTCAATGTACTGCTGGCGCGTGAAAACCTGAAGCGCGCCCAGTCCGGTGAGAAGCCGATCACCTGGTTCGATGTGTCGAAGTCCGCGAACCTCACACACTCGGCTCTTCTCAAGCTGGCGCGCGGCGAAAGCACGCGCGTGGACTTTGAGACTATTGAGAAGTTAATGATCTATTTCGACACCAACGACGTTGACGACATCATTAGCCGTGTCCCATCCCCGGACAATAGCTAAGACCAGCGCGGCGCTCAACCCACCGCGCTGGCCGTCTCCCACCTCCTCTCTACACATCCGTCTCGCCCGGTCGCATGTCGCCGGGGCCGTCGTCGGGCGGCGGATCAATCGGCGGATCGTAATGCCACTTCATTGCGTCCCTCCTGCATAAATCAAGAATGCCATCTCGTGCAAACAGCGGGTGTGGCCCTGACAGCCGCAGTGCCCGCCTCGGCACTCGCAGCCGTTGGCCCACTTGACGACATCCGCGCCGAGGATCGCGCTGCGCAGCAGCTTGCGCGCGGCCTGCCAGCTCTCGGCAAAGTACGGTTCGCGGGCGGTGCGCGCTAAGCACGCGCGGTCAAGACGTTCAACCTGTGTCATCGTTGTACCCTGCTCCTAATCACGAGTGCGAGATCAGCCACAAGGCGGGCGTAGATCGCGCCTTCCATTTGCCGGTATTTGCGCCAACTCTCCACGAGGCGGCGCGTGTCCTCAAGTGCGTTCATCGTCCGTCCAGTCGTAGCGCTCGCGCACGTTGTCGGCAATCAGCCAGCGGAAGCGCCGGCTGAACTCGTCGTGCGTCAACTGCCGTCTGAGCCACACGCGCACCAGCCGACAGATGGCCCAGTAGCGCGGGTCGTCGTAGGATACTGCGTGGAACAGATCGTCAAGCATCGCAGTCCTCCAACTCGTATGTCCAGTGGTTTACCTCGCCAATCGCACTCTCGACGAACGTGCGCGCCAACCGCAGGTCGTCCTCGGTCGTGGCCTCACCCAGCCAGGCGCACGCGCGGGCAAGGTAAGCACGACTGACAAAGACGTGTTCGAGAAGGTCGGCGCGGGTGTAGGAATGTTCGGGTAGAATGTGGTCGTGCATGGAGCTTAGTCCTCCGTGTGCTTGGCCGGCGGCGCGTCACGGGCTCCGCCGGCTATGCTTTTTCGCGTTCGAGTAATTGTTCGATCTTCGCTTCAAGATCCGCCACCCGCTGCTCAAGCGTGGGCGCGGCGCTCTTGCGCTGTAGGCTCGGCTCGATCTCTTCGCGTATTCGGTTCGTGATGCGCCGCGCCAGTTTGCGCACGGTGCTAGGGTCGTCGGTCGCAAGGTCAATAATGTCGGCAAGATCGGCGTAAATGGCATCGAGCGACTGGCGTGCCCCCCATCGCAGTTGTGCCATTGTGGTTCCTCATTCCCGCTCAAGCGCTTGCGCGGCTCGGTGTTTGCGCTGCATGGCGCGGATACACTGCCAGATAATAATCGGCACCCCGGCGACACAGGTATACGCGAACGTAATCAGCCACGCCCGCCACGACATCTCGCCCACCAGCACCGCGACAAGCAGCGCCAGAATAATCAGCCCGTCACCAATGACCACGGTGATCCAGGTGCGGTCGGGCGTGTACCACTCTCGCACGGCGCGCTTGTTCAGCAGGGCGGCGTAGAGTGACGATGCCGTAATCAATCCAATCGCGATAGCAACTACCACCCTAAATCCCTTCTAGATTGCCACGTACTATGCTATGCTACGTATGTCGGTCGTGTGTTGAAGGGTTCGCGCGGTGGCCCATGAATGCTCCACACCGCGCCCAAAGGAGTGGGCGATACCCGCCGCGTCGCCCCCACCGGATGCGCGCCCATGCCCGCGCAATGCACACACCCGTACGACACAGCGGGTCAGCCCCGCTAAAAGGGCGCGGTTGGTACGCGCGCCGCGATGGTTTGCTTGATACTCTCGCGCAGCTTGGCGCTGACAACCTTCGGCTCGGTGAGTTGGCTGGGACAGATCCACGAGCGCGTGCCGGCCGGCTGCATGACCATGCCGCAGTCAGGGCATAGACCACGCGCACGGATAGCGGCGCGCTCGTCGGGAGTGAGGGTGGTATTCATGCGGCTAACTCCTCGTCGCCTTTTGTTATGAGGTCTGTACGATCGGACGGACACACCCGCAAAAAAAGGTCATGGATAGCGCGGCGCGCGACTGCTGATCGGCTCAACTTCACGCCGACAAGCGCACCAAGCGCGCGGGCGATCTGATCGGCTTCCTCAGCTGTGTCGGGGTCTACTGCGATAGAAGTCTTCTTGGTATCGTCGCTCATGTCATATCCTTACGTCGTCCGTCTTACTGATATGACGCAGTATAACATTATATAAGTGTAATTGTCAAGTGCGGGTTTTGGGCGTATACTTGTCATGGCATTACGACACGACACGTAGGTACAGGACAGAGAGGAGCGAAACATGGGGATGGATCTGGCAGAGTTCCTTGCGGCCAAGCTCGCGCAATCGAACTACCGCGATATGGAAGATTTGACCAAGGTGTCACGCGGTTCGCTAGAAGCAATTATCAAACGGCAGAACACTGGATTGCCGGAGATCGAAACACTGACGCGGATCTCGCACGCCTACAAGAAGCCGCTTTGGGAGATCATGCAGCTTGCGGGGGTCGATCTTGATTTACCAAAAACCGCAACCGAAACCGCTCAACGCTTAGATGCGCTTGTGGCGCAAGTCCCTGGGTTGAGCGGCGTCGTAAAGCGGCTCAAAGAGGAATACGATGTGCGACCTGATTACGTCAAGGGCGTGTTGATAGGTCTGGAGGCGTCGCTAGGGCTGCCGCCGAATGGCGGCTCTGCTGGATGATCTGATCGGCTTCCTGTGCGATCTCGATCTCGACCTGCTCATCAGTGGGGGTGTTTGCCGGCTCGTCTGCGGTGCTCATCTGCCAATCCTTTGTGCTATGAAGAAGAAGGAGAATAAGACGCACGCGGGGGCGGGCAGGGGCCGAGCGTGCTAGCGGGCTGCGCGCCGTCGAACCGGCATATTCGGGGCGACACATTTGCCTATTATAACCCCACATGTCAATGATTTGATATGCCTCTTTCGTGAACATATTGTCACCTCGTAGTAGGCGTGGTAGAATGCGCCGCTGGCGTCAGTACCCCCACCGTGTCTAGCGGCATCTAGCGCGGTGGGGTTTTATTGCGTCCCAATGTCTTTTTTATAGGACATGTGACGTACCTGGTTGACAGAACGCCGCGAGAGGCGTACACTTAGCGGCAAGCGGGCGCTGTCTCTCGCAATGCGTGTCGTGTGGCAACCTACCCCAGCCCCCGCGCTCGCCCGCCATGCTCGATATCAACACATCACGCTCCTCGCCCAACCACTCGTCACGACACGACGAGCCGATCAGCATGATCGTGCTGCATGCCACGGTCGGCGGCTTCTATGGCAGCCTGTCCTGGTTGTGCAACCCGCAATCCAAAGTATCAACACACTACCTGCTGGCCAAGAACGGCGCGATCTATCGGCTGGTCGAGGAGAGTGAGGCCGCCTGGCACGCGGGTGTTTCGGCGTGGCGCGGTCTGGACAGTGCGTCCATCCAGCGCCGCTCGATTGGCATCGAGCTGACGAATGCCAACGACGGCGTTGACCCCTATCCGACCGTGCAAGTTGAGCAGGCGCGCCTGCTCTGCGCTGACCTGATCGCCCGCTACGACATACCGATATACCTGATGACTCGGCACCTTGATATCGCGATCCCGCCGGGTCGCAAGACCGACCCGGACGGCTTCCCGTGGACTGAGTTCGTTGCCAGTCTGTACACGCCGATCCGCATGTACCGCCCGATTGGAATACCGATCTATCAGCAGCAGCGCCTGTCTGGGCCGCTGGCGGGGCACCTGACGAACGATGCAGACGTGGCGATCAACATGACCTATGCCAATAACGCCGGGCACCTGGCCAATGGTCAGGGCTTTGTGGACTTGGCAGCTTTCGAGGTGCTGCCGTGAACGCCGAAGTGGTGATGCTCATGGGCCGCTACTTTCTGGTGGTGAATGGTATCTATGTCGCTCGGGAAGACGACGCCTGCCACGACCCTGATATGAAAACCAAGCACTGGACGGAGAAGAGCCTAGAGCACGCCGCGAAGCTGATCAACCACGAGCACTACGCATCAGCGAACGATCGCGCGGATCGCGGGCGGCACGCGTGATCTACCTGGTGGTCAACCTACGCACCCAGGAGCGCGGCGGCTTCAACACAGCATGGGACGTGGCGCATTACATGTGGGGGCGTGACCTGACCGACTATCGGATCTACAAACGCGGGGTTGCTGTCCAGTGGTTGAGTACCAACTTCACGGCGCTGGCGGTCGCACTGGAGGCCGAGGCATGAGCGAACACGAGTTCTACAGCGATGTCGGCAAGACGCTCAGGCAGATTGCCGATAGCATCCTGCTCCTGGCCAGCCAGCTCGACGTGCTGATCGACCGCATCGCGGATATCAACCAGGAGGCGCTGTGGCGGGTGGAAGAGCGGGCGCGGCAGCGCATCGACCGACTGAACGAGCAAGTGGGAGATCAGAATCTCGCGATGGGCGCGCTTGCGGAACACGAGGCGCAGACGGATGCCGCACTGAGTGAGCGGGTGGATACGCTCGAAGAGAAGCAAGGATAGCGCCGAGCCGCTCGCGCTAGAACAAGAGCGGCCCGACTGGTCAATCCTAACTATCTAGGATCAACTTATGCAACATTCTAACACCGCTAGTAGCGTTGTGTCACGTAAAGCGTTGCTGGGCGATCCGCTCACGGATGCCATTGAGTACTTTGCAAATAATCCGAACGACCCGAAGGCCATCAGCAATCTTTGTGCTGAGCTTATCGGTCGGTGTGCATCTCAAGCGGCGTCAGCGGTTGTCCCGGCCTATGAGCAAATTGCGGAGCTTCGTAAGCAAATTGAAAAGGCCCGCGATGCCGACTGACGAAGCATTCGCATCGGTGCTGGCCGAGCTGAGCAAGATGTCGGATGCGTGGCGCACCCATCGCGAGAGCATCAATCGCGCGGTGACGCTTCTTTGTTGATGAAATGCGCCGCATCTCGTGGATCAGACTCGGTGTGGAGATCGGCGTGATTATCGCGATCATGTACTACAAGGTCATTTGATGAAAGCACTCACTGTGTCAAGTAACTTCTACACGGTCGTCACCGTCGCGTGTACGCTCGCGGCGTTGGTCTATCTGTTCGCAACTCAGCCCGCCATCGCGCCGATCTTCATGGCTGCCGCGCTGCCGTTTGTGGTCGGCATTATCGCCCAGCTTCAGCAGGCGAAACAGATTGACAGTAAGGTCGACGGCGTGCATGAGATTGTCAACTCCCAGCGCACGGCGATGGAAGCGAAGATCGAGGCGCAGGACGCGCGCTTGCGTGACCTGACGGCAGCGCTCACACGCGTTGAGCAGACGCTGACCCAGGAGCGAGCGGACAAAGAGACGTTGATCGCGGCAGCGCTCGCGACGCCGGCAGACGGTACGCCTGCGCATGGCACGCCAATCCGATCGGGCGGTGCGACGGTCGTGGAAGCGCCTGTCCTGGTGGTTGCACCGAAGATCAAGAAGCCGACTGGGTAGGCGCACGCTGTACGCGCTGCTTGTGTGGGCCGCGCTCCATAGTGCTGATGTCCAGTGTGGGTACGCCCCGCACTATGCTCCCGGTCTGATGGGCAAGGTTGCGCTAAGAAGGGACATGACACAGGTAGCGTGCATGGTCAGCAGTCCAACGCTGCCGCTCGGCTCGTGGGTGTGGGTGTACGGTCGTCGCACGGGCGTGCTACTCCGGTGCAGGGTCACAGACGTGTCACATCCAAAGGATCAGGAGCGACACATTCGGACGGGTCGCATCGCCGAGCTATCGTACGAGGTGACCGAACGGTTGTGCGGATCGACACGCGAGCGCGTGATTGATTGCCCGATCATAACGGTGGAACTGGAATGATCTACTACGGCCTGATCATCATCGTCCTCATCGCGGTTCTGGTGTTGAGTTTGAGATTGGAGTGAGCTATGAGTATTGGATCGACAACCCTTCTGGCCATCGCTGCCGCTGCCCTTGCGACGCTGCTGTGGTGGATTGCCACGCGATTGAACGCGGCCGGTTGGGTGTGCATGTTCCTGTTCGGCGTGGCGCTGGCGTTGGTCGTCCTGGCCGGCCCGCTGATCCGACTGCCGTGACGGAGCCGGTGACGTTCTTAGCATCCTTCCCGCCGATCCAATCGGCTATCAAGGTTGGTCAGGATGGCGCGCGGGTGCAGTTCGACATACCAGAGACTGAGATGCCCGCGATTGTCAGGCTGATGCTAATGCGGGGCGTGGTGTTACGAGTAACAGTTGAAATCGAACAAAATCGAACCAATGGCAGAGAATCAACGAAAACCGAAGTTAAACGAAGAGCAGCGCGCCGCCCTACTGACCTGGCTAGCGGCTGACTACAGCGAGCCGCTTATTCAAAAGTGGTTTGAGGTGCGGGAGTGGAAGCCGCTCGCAAAGTCAACCATCAGCTATCATCGCTCGAATTTCGCTATGGAGATTGAGGCCGCGCGTGCCGAGCGGCGAAGCGCGGCGCTCACGACTGGGCTGGCACTGAAGGAAGAGCGGGTCAGGCGTCTTGTGGATCATGCTGATGAGCTTGAAGCTATCAAGTGGACACCTGACGAACACGGGCGGCTGTGGAATGAAAAGGCGTGGCGCGAAACACTTGACGACATCGCGAAAGAGATGGGGCACCGTCGCCAAGGTATCGACGTGAGCGATGTTACGGATTACTCCGATGTATCACCCGACGAACGAATCACAAAACTCATGGGCGAACTCGACCGGCTCACGACCTTTGCAGCCTGGGAACGCCCTGCCGCCCGACTTGCCGATGCGCAACCTAGCGTGGCAGACGACACCACGTCATGACACGTCAAAGGTGATGTTGTTGACTGGGAGCGCAGGCGGGGGTAAGTCACGTGTAGCCGCGCAGAAGCTGCACGACTTCTGTTTGCGGTATCGCGGCGCGACGGCGCTCATTGTTCGCAAGGCGCGGGTGAGCATCACGAACTCGACCGCTGAGTTTTTGCAGCAGTCGGTTGTCGGTAACGATCCGCGCGTGCGGCACATTCCGAGCAAGTCACGGTTTGAGTATACGAATAAGTCCAAGCTGATGTACGTCGGTCTTGATGACGAAGGGCAGCGCAAGCGCATTCGATCCATCGGTGGCAAAGGCGGTATCGACATTGCGTGGATGGAAGAGGCGACAGAGTTTGAAGAGGACGACTTCAACGCCGTGCTTGGTCGTCTGCGTGGCAACGCGGCGTCATGGCGTCAGGTCATTCTCACCACGAATCCCGATGCACCAACCCATTGGATCTACCGTCGTTTGATTGCAGGCAAAGAAGCGCGGGTGTATTATTCTGGCGCGGGCGATAATGCCCACAACCCCGCCGACTACCTCGCAACGCTTGATTCACTCACCGGCGTGGAGGGCGATCGACTTGCGCGCGGCCAATGGGTGCAAGCGTCGGGGATTGTGTATGACGTGTGGACAGACCCCGGCAACGTGACCACCGACGCGGTGTATATCCCCGACGGCGGCGATGTGCTGTGGGGCGTAGACGACGGGTATAGCGGCGCGCTTGACCCGGCGACCAATCAGTACACGGCGAACAGCCACCCCCGCGTGTTCGGGCTGTACCAGCTTCGGCACGACGGCACGATTGTGCGCTTTGCCGAGAGCTACCGGACGCAGACGCTCAGCGAGGCGCAGATAGCAGACGTGTTATCCCTTCCCTACCCCGTGCCAGAGTACGCGGTGGTGGACAGCAGCGCGGCCGAGCTACGCGGGCGCTTGGCCGAGCAGGGCATCGGCACGTACGGCGGCACGCACCCGGTGGAAGAGGGTATCAAGGTATTGCGCCGCTTCATCGCACCCGATACGAACGGGCGGCGGCGGTTCCTGGTGCACCCTGATTGCGTGCACTTTCGCGCAGAGATGGCGAGCTATCGCTACGACAGTGCGACCGGGAAGCCGGTCAAGCAATTCGACCACGGCCCGGACGAAGCGCGCATGATCGCGTGGAAGCTGAGGTATGAATGAAGTGCCCACACTGCGGCGAAGAGATTGTACTCAAGGGTGAGGCGAGCGGCGCAGAAAAGGCGATAGAGCTTTACTACCGTCGCCGTGCTGGGGGTGCGCGCCATATTACGCTCAAACGCATTGCTACTGAAACCGGCTATAACCACGGCTACCTTCGTTTTGTGAAGTCTGCATACGACCGCGCGGGTAAATGGGGCGCGAAGCATAAGAAGGCCACATCATGACCGACCTTGCCAACCGTAAAGGCTCCGTGACGGAGCGCGACTACCTGACCACCGCCGACCAGGGGGTGTGGAACTGGTCGATCTTCGACCCGTCATCCACGCTCTCGCCCGCGCCCAATCTACCGATGCACGGCACCCGTGACCGCGACCGCATTCTGACCGCAACCCTCGACCTGGAGGATATGTGGGCGTCGGCGGTCAACAAGGCCGTGACGAAGATAGCGGTGCGCGGGTACGAGATTAGCGACAACGACGACAGCACCCAGCGCACGAACTACGGCAAGTCGCTGGTGGTTAACCTCGACGGCCCGGCCGAGTACCGCGCGGGCATGAACAAGGTCGTGCAAGACTTCCTGCTCTGCGATAACGGTTGGTTTATTGAGGTCGTGCGGGCGGGTAACGGCGCGAAGGGCAAGGTGCAGGCGCTGTACCATATGGATTCGTATAGGTGCTACCGTACGGGTAACCTTGACTACCCCGTGGTCTATCTTGACTACGACGGCATCTTCCACAAGATGCGCCCGGATCAGGTCATCTTTGGGAGCGACATGCCCAGCCCACGGTCGCGTATGTTCAACAAGGGTCGGTGTGCCGCGAGCCGTGCGTTCCAGACCATCATCAAGCTCTCTGCGATGGAAACATACTTCCGAGAGAAGATCACCGGTAGTCGCGCCCTGGCGCTGCACTTTGTCACGGGCGTGGCCAAGCAGCAACTGATCGACGCGATGGAGACGAGCGAGGCGGAGAAGATCCGCAAGGGGCACGTGGTCTTTAAGGGCGCGGTGATGATCCCTATCCAGACCGACCAGGCGATCAACATTGCCACGATTGACCTGGCCAGCGTGCCGGACGGCTTCGACGTGGAGCAAGTCCAGAAGGACGGCTACAAGAAGTACGCGCTGGCCATCGGTCTCAACCCTGACGAGCTGGTGGAGCGGGCGGCGGGGCTGAACAGCGGTACGTCGGCGCAGGTGGCGGAGAACGCCGCAGAAGAGGCGGGCGGGATCGCCTACTTCGTGAAGGACTTTGAGGACAAGGTTAACTACCTGGTCATGCCGCGACCAACAATATTTCAACTCACCACGAACGACATCCGTGACCGCCAGCTCAAAGCCAGCCTCCAGCAGACGCAAGCCGCCGTGATTAGCACGATGCGGGGCACCGCGCAAGCGCCCGGCTGGATTACGGATGAGATGGCGCTGCAACTGTCGGTCGATGAGCAACTGCTGCCGCCTGAGTTCTTGCCGCAGGACACCACCCCCGCCGGCATGGTCACGGACAGTGGCGACATGAGCAAGACGCCTTCTCCCACGCAGCCCGCGCCCTACGCTGGCCAGGTCACGCCGCCGCCCGCTGCGCCCGGCGCAGGCGCAGCGCCGCAGCAGCAGGGCTTCAAGGACGTGGACGACGATTGGGAGGAGGCGGTCAAGTGGGCGGAAGATGCCAGTAAACCTTGATGTGTTACGGCAGCAGCCGCTGACCCTGATCGGCCCGGCGACCCAGACGCTTGCCGACGGCGGCAGCATCAGCGTGTGGAGACGGGCGATGGAGCTTGCCATCCGGCGCTCTCAGACCGCATCGTTTATCGCGGGCCTGGCCGAGCGGCTCGGCGTGAAGCCCGGCACCATCAAGGGGCTGTCACGGGCGGAGCGGAAAGACCTGGACAAGCGCATCGACACGCAACTCAAGTACCTGGACGGGTACGAGGGAGATTGGCGAGCGGGCAAGATGTCGCCCGCGCAGGCGATGGCACGCTCGGCACTGTACCCCGGGGCGACGCGCGGCACGTTCTACGCGACACGGTATCCGGAGTTGACAACTGTTCCTGGTGGGGGGACGACCCCATGTAACGGAAATTGCCGATGTTTTTTAGAGCAGGACGGCAAAAAAGTGTACTGGCGCCTGACCGCGCAGGAGAGTTGCGCGGGGTGCGTGGAGCTTGCGAACGGCAGTCCGTACAGCGTGGAGGGCGACGAGTGAAACGGCGACAGCAGGAACAATGTACGGTGGACGGATGCGCGAGACCGCCCTACGCGAAGAACCTATGCCGCAAGCATTATGAACGCTGTCGGCGCGCTGGCCATCGTCAGTCGGCGCATCATTACACTGAGACTGATCTCGAACAGTACTACCGTAGTCGTGCAGGCGGTGGCATGAAGACGCTAAAGCAGTTTGCAGAAGAGCACGGTTTATCCTATAGCTATCTGACGAAGCGCCATATGAAGTACAAGCAGGCGGGCGGATGGGGGGCACAACGTGTGCTGGCACCCGGCAAGCGTGGGGGATTTGGAGCGCCGAGACCTAAGAAGGTGAGCGAGTGAGCTACTACTTTGGCTTCCGTCATGGCTGGCTGCGCATCGGTCGGCGCATGGTCTGCTGGCACGACGCGCGGCTGTACCCGAACTTCGGGAGCGGGCGGATGGTCGGGCGGTGGAAGGTGCGCGTGCAATGATCAAGATTGCTGCCATCAAGCCATCAGCCAAGGCGATCAAGTTCACGCGCTTCGCAGACGCCGCCAAGCTCGGCCTGAAAGACGCTAGTGAAGCCGCGCTCGAAGACTTCGAGAGCACGACCGAGACGTGGAGCCACGGCGTCAAGTTCACCATGAAAGAGCAGAGCGACGGCTACCTGGTCGGCACCAAAGACGACATCTGGAACATGCTGGACAGCGGCACGCGCGCCCACATCATTGTGGCTCGGCGTGCGAAGCGTCTGCGGTTCGGGGTTGGCGGCAGTCCGAAGACGCGACCCGGATTCGTGGGCAGCACGAGCGGCAGTCGGGGGTCAGACGTGAAGTATGCGCAGCGGGTCAACCACCCCGGCACCAAGGCGCGGGCGTGGTCGAAGCTGATTGCGAGCAAGTACCGCGTGCAGATGCAACGCTACATTGCAGCACGGATCAAGGAGGCGATGTGATCCAAGACGCCACAACCAAAGCGACGCTGGAAATGCTCTACCGCATTCTGCTATCGGCCGTCGTGCAGCTTGCGGCCGTCTTGGGAAAAGAGTGTCCGGTCGAGACCCGTGCAGAACGTAGACAAAACCGTAACAGTATGCTACACTAATGGGGATACCGGCGCGGGGCGCTCTGCTGCTGTCTGCACAGACATAACCGCGCTGGTGACAACCGCATACCCCGCCCAACGCTGAAAAGCCTACGGCGCTCACTCTTTCGGGAGTGCAGCGCCGTTTTTTGTTGGCCCAAAACTATGCCGTTTCAATCTCGCGCACAAGCAGGCTGGGCCTTCGCGACTGGTCAGCCCTTCGCAAAACGATGGGGCAAACAGACCGGCCCGTATAAGCGCTTGCCCATCAAGACGCGCAAGAAGGCGTTCACCCTCGCTCAGCTTGAGACGTTTGTGAGTAGTGAGCACTACGACGCCGCTACCGCTGCCGCAATAGCCCAGCGTGTTCCCTCCCTCCCACGCGAAAAAGAGCAATTAGCCCCCGGTATCTCGCGCATCCACGGCAATCTGTGCAACGTCCACGGACGCTATGGCCCGTGCGACAAGGGGATGGCCGCCGAGGGCAAGAAGCCGACGACGCCAGATCAGTCGGGGGTCTACGCGATCAACAAGCCCAAGCCGAAGAAGCCCAAGCGTGCTGCTGGTGGGAAGGGTGGCAAGGGCAAGCCTAAGGCTGGCGCGAAGCCGAAGAAGCCGAAGGCTACACCTGAGCAGAACGCTAGTGACGTTGCCAAGCAGATGCAAGACAACGACGCGGGATTATCCCCGCGCGGCGTCGATGCGATGCAAGGGCTGACAAGCGGTAAGCAACCAGACAAGGCCAGCGGTGACGGTCTGGTGAAGATGGGCCTAGCCGAACAAGCCGCCGACGGGAGCTACCGCGTCAGTTCGGCGGGGCGTGCGGCCTCTAGCGCGATGGCGTCAGGCGACTACCAGAAGACGGTCGATACCATCGCACGCGCGGGCGAGACCGCAGGCAAGCGTACCGAAGCCCAGGGCGCACGCGAAGCCAAACGACAAGAGGCCGAGGGCAAGCGTACCGCCGGTCAAGCCGCACGCGCCGACGCGAAAAAGAAGCGCGAGGCGGCAGCGGCTGCCAAACGTGAAGCCGCGAAGAAGAAGCCCGCCAAAGCAGCAGCCGGCGGCGGCAAGACACCCGCGAAGCCAGCAGCGCCTGCCAAACGCCCCGCGCGCGGAGGCTCAGGCGGCGGTGGGAGTAGTGGCGGCGGTGGAGGAGGTGGATTGGGTGCAGCACCCAAGCCGGAGAAGCCCAAGCCGGAGAAAACGCCCGCGCCCTCGATTGCGCAGCCGCTGAAGGATGCTGCACAACTCCTATCCGACGGCGCAGACATGACCGACGAACAGGTGCAGAGCCTCGTGCGCAACGGCCTGGCCAAGCTCGACAAAGATGGCAAGCCAGTACTAACCTCGGCGGGGCTGAACGCGACCAAGAAGGACTACTCGTTCCGCGTGTTCAAAGACGCGACCGGGCGCTATCGCTGGGTGGCGCAATCGAGTACCGCGTTTGAGGACCGCGACAAAGAGATTGTATCGACCAAGGCGCTGAACGATGATTGCGCCTACGCCGACAAGACCGGCATGTACGGCCCGCTGCGCTGGTGGCACACGCCGGGGCTTGACCTTGGCGTATGCGACTTTAACGCCATGCACGGGCGCGTGCTGATTGAGAGCGGCACATTCAAGTCACCATACATCGCGCAGAAGGTGGCGCAAGCTGCCGACTCACTTGAGATATCTCTGGGCTTCTTACACCTTCCCACAGAACCCGACGCCAGCGGCGTCTTCAATCATATTCGACGATTCGAGCGATCCCTGGTACCACGCGGCAAGGCGTCCAACCGCTTTACTGCGTTCAGCGTTAAGGAGAGACCTATGTTTGACCCGACGAAAGTTGCTGCGCTCAAGCAATTGGGCTTTAGCGATAGCGATATTACGGACTTGCAGACCAAGGCGGAAGCGACCGAGAAGGCCGCCGAAGAGCAGCAGATCGCGTTCAAGGCCGACGAGCCGCCCGTGGTCGAGCCGGTCGCAGTCGAGGCTGCGCCTGAGCTGCCTGACATGATCATCAACGGCGTGACCTACAAAGCCTTCCCTCCTGGTATGGACAAGAAGGTGGAAGAGGCGGACACCATCATTGAGGAAGACGCCTTCCCGCCAGCGGCAGACGCGGCAGACGCGGCAGTGGAAGAGCCAGCCGCAGACGAGGGTGGGCTGACGCTCACACCGGAGGACATCACCGCGATTGGCGAAGCCGTGGCCCAAGCAATCCAGGCGGCGCTCGGCCCGCTGGTTAGCACGATGGACTTGGAAAAGAAGGTCGGCTCCCACATGGACGAACTGAAGGCCATGATGGGCGGCTACACCGCCAAGAAGGACGCCGACGAAGCGGAGAAGACCGAGCAGATCGCGGCGCTCAAGGCACAGCAGCAGTCCACCCAACTCAAGCTCGACGAGCTATTGGGCATTCAGCCGGAGGTCACGCCGCGCGCAAGCGCAGCGCCCGCGTCCATCCTCAACCCGTTCAACCCGGCCGATAACGCGCTGCTTGCAGCGGTCAAGGATCAGATCCCGGCCGACCAGCAGCCGTACGTCAACGAATTCGAAGACCTGAAATTGAAGCTCTTTGGAGCATAGGAGATAGTACATGGAAGCTACGACGTTTTCTCCCGAGATGCTGGCGCAAGCGCAAGCGATGGCGCTGGCCATGCTCGCCAGCCAGAAGGCTGTCAGCGCCGCGCCGCGTACCAGCGGGTATGCCCACGGTGCTGCTGGCCTGATGAGCGCGCCGGGCATGTCGCGCGAGGTCATCAACGCGATGATCCTCCCGCACCTGGGACTGCTCAAGCTGTTGCCCAGCCGCCCCTCCACCGAAGACTTCGCCTTTTACGGCATCCTGACCGGCCAGACGGCCGCGACGGGCACGTTCAACGGCACCAATAGCCAGGGCGTGTGTGGCGACCCGCCCACCGCTGGCCTGCTGAAGCTCTGCACGCAAATGTACCGCTTTGGTCGGCAGTCCATGATGACGCCCGTGCTGGAACTTGACCGCATTGGCCGCACCAACAACCGGTCGGAATTCACGGACTACCGGCTCATCGGCGGCCCGTACCAGGCGGATATGCCCGGCTCGCCGTCTGTACCAGGCGAGGGCGGCATCGCTGACGCGCTGAACTTCGAGGTTGCCAAGGTCTCGTACGAACTGGCGAACGACTGGGTGCGCAACTTCGCACCGTTCCTGTACACCGGCAACCGCACGAACAACACCGGCGGCGGCATCATCCAGGAGTACAACGGCCTGGACGGTCTGATTAACACCGGCTATCGCGACAGCGATGTCCCGGTCGGCGGCACCGGCACGCTCTGCCCGCGCGCTGACTCGATCGTGCGATCGTTCGGCAGCGCGAACGTGGAGACCACGCCCGCCGCGAAGAACGGCATCGTCGCGGCCATCACCGGCATCGACCGGCTGCTGCGGTTCCGTGCGGTCGAGATGGGACTTGCACCGGCTACGTGGGCATTGGCGATGCGCTGGTCAGCCTTCTACCAGTTGACCGAAGTGTGGCCCTGCGCGTATAGCACGTACCGCTGTCAGACCAACACGGGCCTGAGCGACAGCCAGCCGGCGGTCAACGACGCGCTCAAGCTGCAGGACATGCGCAATGAGATGCGCGGCGACTGGGACGCCCGCACGGGGCAGTTCTTGTGGATTGATGGCATCAAGCGCCAGGTCGTGATCGACGACACCATCCCGGAGACGGCGCTGGCCAATGGCGGTTTCAACAGTTCGTATTACTGGGTGCCGCTGACTGTGATCGGCGGGTTCCAGGCGACGTACATGGAGTACTTCAACTACGACAGCCCGCAGGGTGCGATGGCAGCGGCGAAACTGATGGCACCCGGCGATAGCTTCTTCACGACCGACAATGGGCGGTTCCTGTGGCACAAGCGACCACCGACCGCCTACTGCGTGCAGAGCCAGGTGAAGACTGAGCCGCGCTTGATCCTGCGCACGCCGCAGCTCGCGGCACGCTTGACCAACGTCGGCTACACGCCGTTCCAGCACGAGGACGATTGGAGCACCGCCAGCAACGTGTACTACTTCTTAAATGGCGGGCGCACAACGCAGAATGTTCCGAGTTTTTTCTCCCCGAATACCTCAGTGGGATAGGGTATTCGCGAGAAATAATGTTAATTGGATTGTCATCGTATCCTACCGTGGTCTATGTCGTAGTACCTGTAGCAGCAGGAAGCATAGACCACGGAGGAAGACAATGGCAAGCGGCGTCGGAATTAGAGGGGCGGCGACGGGCTGCCCCTCACAACGGAAGACGGTTCAGGAGAAACAACGCCAGGGCGCGCCATGCTTCCATCTCAGCTATCGCTTCTACGTGGTCTCTGGCGTTGTCACTCTGAGTGCCGAGGATGAGATTAGAGGGATTGTTGTTGACCTTATTGCCATCGATGTGGCGCACGACGATACCGGGGATAGCAGCAGAAGGGCCGTACGTTTTCAAGGCAACCAGGCGATGCTCGTAAACATAGATACCGCGATGGAGACGTAGGTGTTGCTCGGCAAGCGCGCGATCTTCGGGTGAAAGTAGTTTGATGTGCAGCATACGGTACCCATTCGCATCCTGTGTTCCTACCTTGGGCAATGGATGGGGCTGACGTTTGCGAGAGCATCCATTACAAACGGTCGATTTAGTCTTGCCGTTACGGAAGGAGTTAACCCGAATCCATCGCTGCTTATGGCAATCAGGACACTCAGCAAGGATGCGCATCATTTGTTGCTGACGACCTTTCTTTTCTTGCACCAATTCTTGTCGGTCGAAATATAAAATAATATCTTGTAGGGTAGACACTTCGTCAGCCGAAAGAACTGAGAAGTTGCCGCGTTTCAAATAGCACATTCGGCAAACACTCGTTTTTGTATGACCATTGCGGATATTCGCAATTGCTGCCCATCGTCGCTCATTACATTGGGGGCACTCGATTAGCACATCGCTTTTAGACTTGCCATTAGGCAGCTTGATAGTTCGTTGTTGATCAAGGTGGGCGATCATTCCATTGGGTACTTCACTGAAAAGAAGCGGCTTATTCATTGAAACCTCCTATATGTATCAACTGACAATATCATTATACCATATTATGGGGATATGAAATGGCGTTGAGAGGTAACATTTTTGTCACTGGCGGCACCGGCACATTGGCTTGTGCGCTCCTTCGTGCTGCCGCAGCAGAGAAATGGGATGCCGAGTTCACTATGTATTCGCGGAGTGAGCTACGGCAGGCGCAACTGAAGGCTAAATTCCCATATGTTCGCACCGTCTTGGGGGATATACGGGACTATGATCGGCTCTCGGCTGCAATTGCAGGACACACCATGGTATTGCATTTCGCGGCGATGAAGCGCATCCCAGAGTGCGAACAATTCCCAAGTGAGTGTATCGCTACAAACGTGCTAGGAAGTCAGAATGTGGTGCGCGCGTGTATCGCTAATCGCGTGCAAAGATGCATTGCTACGAGTACCGATAAAGCGTGCCGAAGCGTGACATGCTACGGGGCTTCCAAAAAAATCATGGAGTCGTTGTTTACTGCGCAGCCCGAAGGCTCAACCATCTTCGCGCTCTGTCGGTACGGGAACGTGGTCGCCAGCAACGGCTCGGTCATCCCCCTGTGGCGGCAGCAGGCGAAGCACGGCGGCCCGCTCACGGTCACGTGCGCAACGGCCACGCGCTTCTGGATGGGCGAGCGAGATGCGGTCAACATCATTCAGCAGGCGGCGGGCGCGGCGCACGGCACCATCACGGTACCGAAGATGCGCTCCCTCACGCTCGAAGAACTGGCGCACATCATTGCGCCGGGGGCTGAACTGAAGGAGATTGGCTTCAGGAGTATCGAGAAGTTGCACGAGGACTTGGTCAGCACGGACGAACTGTCCAGCGACGCGGGCGATGTGTTCATTCTGGGCCTTCCGCACAGCACGACCGGCAACCGCTACGCAAGCTACGACGCGCCGCGCCTGCTGCCGGCGGCGTTCCGCGCGATGCTGGCCGAGGCCGAGGCGCACGAGTAGATGGAGACCATCACGATCATCCTGCAGACATACAAGCGCACCGAGTACGCGCTGCGCACGATAGAAGCGGCGCGTGAACTGCTGCACTATCAGGGAGATCTTGAGTGGTACATCGCGGACGATGGCTCGCCTACCCCGCACTGGCATTCTGTGATTGACGCGTGCGACCATCCCGCTGGCCACAGTATGCGGCGCGGGTACGGCGGCAACGCCAACGCAGCCTGGGACGCGGCCGACCAGATCGGCGCATTGTCCTTCTGGCTTGAAGATGACTTCATGCTGCAAGAGCCTTTGGATCTCACGCCGCACGCCTACGCGCTGATGGATAGCGCGGCACTGGGGATGATACGCCTGGG